GTGCAGGCGTGATGAGAACAAAGATTTTAACTGGATGCCACTCAGCGCACCGCCTGTTTTCTTCCGCACCACCTTGCCCAAGTGCTCAGAGAAAGTGCATGGCATGGAAGCTGTCGTAGATGATGGTAATAACTCGGAGTTTATAGTTTGTCAGAGATACCAGGGCTTGATGAGGTGGGTGAGGCAAGGTAGACGGATTCCGCATAAATTTTATGGGAACGAAAAACCTCTGAGCCGCATTAAGTTCACAACGGCATTTAAACAAATCGCCGCGTTGGAAGAGGATACGAGCCTTAGTGAGAATGATAAGTGGCAACAACTAGCAGAGATTACTGATACCTCACTCGATGTTATGTTGTCTGCTACCCCAACAACCGGTACGGACCCTAGGCTTAAAGCGCTATTGCAGGCCGCAAACCTCGTTCCCGCCACTGCTTTCGATGGGGCGCAAACAATGCGCAGGGTCGCCAGCGAAGCGTTAAGAAAACGGACGGGGTTACCCATCGAAACCATCACAGCGTTGATAAGGGAAGACCTGGATCGGGATGGTGTGCTGACACCCGCTACTGCGCAAGCTTTGTTGGGCATCGGCCGCACAGCCGACGTGTTAGTCAACGGTGTGGCCGACGGAGACATCGAGGGAGCGTTGCTTGGCATTGGGCAAACGACTCTCCGTAATGCTCTTTTGTCTCTCGAACCCCGAGCTGCGTCGGTGATGACCGGCCTAATAAGCGGAGGCATCATGGGCGCTGTTGATAGCGCGGTGGCCATTGGCCTAGATCAGCTCCCCCCTGAAGTCAATAAGTATGTGTCTCCGGTCCTCGGGATAGCGAAGGACCTCTTACTGTCTTCTTACCCTAAATCTCTTGAAAACATCCTCAGCTCAGCCTCCGGCGGAGGCTTACTAGGGGCAATATCTAGTACGGTGAACGGGGCCATCGGGAATAACATCGTGACTCCTCAGCTCCTCTCGACCGTAGCGACCGGATTGACGTCAGGCGACTTCGGTGATGTCTCGAAGCTTTTCGGATCGTTGGGGAACCTAGACCAGATTGCTAAACTTCCCGCTCCCGCTGACTCCCTGCCTCTCCTCGCCACCACTGCCCTCGGAGTAGCCGGGCAAGTTAAGGCGATGAGTGATTTGCTCGGCAAGGGTGGTATCGGCCTAGACAATCTCGATCAGTTGGTGGGTGGCGGATTCAGCGCGGCTACGACGATTATATCTGGTATGAAGGGACTGGCCGGCCTGTTCGGTGGAGGCAGTTCATTGGGCTGCCCCTGCGATCCGAAGTGCCGGAAGACGAAGCATGGGGAGGATAGTGATGGAAATAATCTACTAGAGAAATGCGGAGCTATGAGTATAGGTGCTAACGCTTATAATCAGTCCGGAAATCCTCTACTGAATAATACTGGCCCGATTGCCGAAGCTCTAAAAACGTTGCCAACTGGCGTAGGGGAGGATTTGATTCCCAAAAATATTAGAGATTTAAGTAGAATGATTTCGTCAAATCCAAGAGTCCGGGATATGGCGGAGACTGTTTTTAGTACTAGATTTGCAGACCAAGTAGACAAAGTTATTGAAGACACATATACCATCGAGTCTATTGAAAAGACAGCTAAGGTGATAGATAACAACATTACCCGCATCGAGTCGGTGGAGAAGAAATTAATCGATACGGTGTATAACTTCCTAGCCGCCATTGCATATGACAAGAAACTGTCGGGCCGGGATCCAGCTATCCTTCCTACCTTGATCCGCGATGTAAGGGAGAATTCTCAAGCTATTAAAGACCTATATCGGTTTACGGATAAACTGGATAGAGTGAAAGATGGTGGTACGGCTGGGGTAAACGTAACCACCAGCATCGCTAAAGCTTTCCAGAATATTCCTGATCTCCAAGCGCTGATTCGGCTGAATCGCAAAAAGGCCCTAGAACTCCTAAGAAACGGGATTACGCCAGCGTATAGAGAATGGAAGAGCATGGATCCAGGGTTCGGATTGTCCACGAAACTCGGTGCGTATGATCCGCCCATTCCCGATCCCTATGGCTCAGAGAAAACTCTATTTAACAAAGACCGGATCCTCGCAATCAGCATCGAGTCGAAGGTAGGAGATAATTCACCACCCGAAGATAATACAGCCCTCGATTTGGCTTTATCGTCTGAGCAATTGGATAGGTTGAAATCGGCATCGACGAGGTCTTTGGGTCTTGGTGAAAGAGAGTTGAATGGTCTGGGAGACGTCTCTCCATCCGATCTCACGTCAGTTAACACTGACTTCGGTGAAAGCACCTTATACGACACGATTGTTGGTCGGGAGGGCCAGACCGATTGTGAATAAAGCGCAGAGAGATAAGGAGAAACAATTGGTGGTTGAAATGTCGAAAGACATTGAAAACCTTTCTCTTGCTGATAAAAAAGAGCTACTTAGGCTCCGATGTCGTACAGAGTTTATAACTTTTGCCAAGTTTATTACTAGAGAAGTCACTACGAATGGTATTTTTGTCCCATACGATGTTCACTCTCTGATATGCGGGTATGTTCAAGGAATATGTGATGGTGATCCGAGGTATAGACGAACTGTAATATCTCTTCCCCCTAGAACTGGAAAATCTCTACTAATCAGTAAACTTATGCCAGTTTGGCAGTTAGGACGAAGTCCTACCGCACAATTTATTCTTGCCTCGTATGCTTTAAAATTATCTCAAGAATGCTCTAGGTCTATCTTAGCTTATACAACCAGCGAAGCATTTCACTGGATATTTCCGGAATGTGAAGTTTTAGAGAAAAACTCTAACCTGAAAACCATACGGTCCGAGCAAGGCGGTATTATAATGTCAGCATCTACTGGCGGTGGAGTAACTGGTTTTGGCTATGGAGTAATCAGCGAAGATGATTTGCCTGGCATAGGAATCATGGATGACTTACTTGAGGACGGTAATTCTCCGCAAGTTCTTGAAAGTGCGTGGGCGTGGGCTTCTAGACAATTTTTAACTAGAGGTTTGCCCAATAATTGTGTGGCGTCTGTAGGAACAAGATTTAATACTGCTGATGTGTCAGGTAAACTTATAGAGTCTGATCCAGATCTCTGGTTACAACTTAATGTGCCTGCCCTTTGCATGAATGAAGATACGGACCCGCTAGGGAGAAAACTTAATGAGTCTCACTGGCCTGAGTTTTTCCCAACTTCTGCTTTAGAAAGTATCAAAAAACAGGATCCGAAAACATTTGAGGTCCTGTATCAGGGTCGACCTAGCAATGAAAGTGGCGCAATATTCAAGGACTTCTGGTTTGAGTACCATGACAAGAACAAAGAGGATTACGAATACATCTACGCTACGGCGGATACGGCGCTGAAGAAAGGTGAGATGAACGATTCGTCCGTCATCTGCATATTAGGGGTTGTTAGGAAAACCAGAAAACTTCACTTGCTCCACGTTTTTTCCGACAAACTAGAATTCCCTGAGCTGCTGAAAGCAATGCCGTTGTGGCTTAAGACATGGAAAGTTAGAGCTCTGTACATTGAGGCGAGGGCGTCGGGTTTACCACTAATCCAGATGCTTCGCAAAGAGCTGCAGATACCGGTAAAAGAAGTTATCCCCACGAAAGACAAAGTAGCTCGCGCGAATGAGGCGGCCCCTATTGCTGAGGAAGGCAGGATCTCGATTTACTCCGATATTCCAAACCTTGGGGAATTAATGGCCGAGTTGACGGCTTTCCCGTTCACAAAACACGACGATTTTGTTGATAGCTTTGTGTTGGCAATTAAAGTATTTAGGGATGAGATTATGGGGAGTGGCAAAGCGGCACACGGCGGAAACCGAATACATCTACCTCAGGCGAACTACTCTGGTGGTAATCAACGGCTGACGTCAAGACTGGGCCGTGGTTCATTGAAAACCACATATTTGTAATACCTTTACGCTATAATTTTAATATTATGAACACAGTAGTTTACCAGTGGCTCAGGGAGGATGGAAGTCCTTACTATATTGGGATTGGTAGTCCTAGAAGGCCTTACACAGGTAAGAGGAACTGTGGTGGTCCTCCCCCTAGAGACAGAATTGTCATTCTATATAGAAATCTTGATTGGGAAGAAGCTTGTAAAATTGAGAGAGAGCTGATAACTTTTTATGGAAGGAAAGATTTGGGCACAGGAATTCTTCGCAATTTAACCGACGGGGGTGAAGGGGCTCGTGGAGTAGTTATGTCGGAAGAAACCAAGGCGAAAATTTCTAAGGCGGTGTCTGGTGAGAATCACCCTTTGTATGGTAAGAAGGGAGAAAAAAGTTACTGGCACGGTAAAACTCATTCGGAAGAAACTAAGGCAAAAATGTCTAAGGCTAGGTCTGGAGAGAATCACCACATGTATGGTAAAAAGCATACTGAGGAGGCCAAGGCGAAAATGTCTAGGGCCCATTTAGGCAGAAGGCATTCGGAAGAAACCAGAAAGAAAATGTCTGGAGGGAACCATAACATGTACGGTAAAAAACATACGGAGGAGACCAAAGCGAAAATATCTAAGGCTCTATCAGGAGAAAATCACCCTATGTACGGTAAAAAACGTACGGAGGAGAGTAGGGCGAAAATTTCTGGAAAAAATAACCCTCGCTACACACCTAGAGACTGGTATCACCCTATTCACGGAGAAGTTCTACAAAAATCTATATCAGAGCTAGCCGAGATGTTCCCGGAGCAAAAACTCCTCAGATCGTCTCTTTCTACGGTATGTAGCGGTAAGAGAAATCACCACAAGGGGTGGAAGGTGCTAAGCCCAGCTCCACTAGTATCTCATTCTATGTTATAATACACCTGTACTAGTCAACAAACCTATCTATGACTGAATTTAAGTACAGAGTCGTACTGTTTCGACAACCGGGCTGCCCCGCCTGCGATGCCATGGCGCCCATCTTCGCTCAAGTTGCCGGTGAAGTCGAAGAAGAGTATCCGGAACTTCGTGTGGGCTGGGGAGAATTCAATGTTCTTGACGACAACTGGGAGTTTTTAGAGTCTCTCGTCCCTGGAGAATCGGGCAACGGTACCCCTGAATTCGCCATCTTCGATGAAGAATGTGACCTCATCGCATTTAATGGGGAGGGAATTATGCCCGCCAGCCAACTCAAGGATTTTGTGATCTCTTCGATTCGTAAGTGAACCTATGGAACTAAATTCCAAGCACCGGGGCAGGAAGCGCACTGAGTACGAGGTCGTTCGGGACCGGCATATCCGTGAGAATATGTGGAAAGCGGCCCATGTAGCGAGAAAGGTGTCGACGTTTAGCGGTCTCCCCTTCGAAGATCTCAGATCGGTCGCTCTCGAGGCAATGGTCAAACTCTACGATAAGTGGGATCCGAGCAGGGCGAACTTCAGTACGTGGCTGAATCGATCTCTGACATTCCAGGTTCTCAACTACCTTCGCGATCATTCTCGGATGATTCGGATGCCGAGGCTATACGCTGATGTGTACATGAAGATTCGGAAGATCATTGGGGCGAATCCGGACATCGCTGATTGTGAAGTGGCCGAGCAGACCGGCCTCGATGAGATCTTGATTAGGGAGACGAGAAAGGCGTATCTGGTCACTTACACTGAGATCAACGAGGACACGGAGATGCCTGTCGAGGACGAAGAACTCGACAAAGATACATTGCCCAGGATGCTAGAGGACTACAAGGGTACGCTGGAGCGTTTGGCCGATTTACCAGAGGCTGAATACGACTTTCTCATTGACGTGTACGTACACAAACGGGCGTATTCGACCATCGCTCGGAAAAACCCCGGCATCTGTAATGCTGAGAAGATACGGGCGAAGACAAACGAAATCATGGAGAAGATTTTGACTGAGGAGGATGATCCGTGGCTAGGAAATATGTAACAGTTCTGGGTACCCAGTACAATAAGAAGAGGTTTGGTGCTAAGTGGTCGGAGGTTGTTTCGTCCTACGAGGTTGGGTTGACTGTGGGACCGGAAGACTCCGCATTCATCACCGATATTCTACAACGCATACCTCGCTTCGCGAAGGTACTGAATCGAGGGAGGCCGGTGTATAGGGTGGTTAACAAGCGGTTTAACGGCAAGGTGGTCAAAGGCATCGTTCTGGTGACACCGAATTCTGGTTACGAAGTGTGGGTGGGAAAGAAAGTGATCGTAGACGCGATGTTCCCACCAACCAATCTCCCAGACCCTGCCAAGCAGAATCGCCGCGATGCGTTACGGGCGATGCGAGGTATTATTGAGCCCCAGGTTCAGCAATATCGAAGAAGGTTTGCTGGGAAATCGGTGATTAAGTCGTCGTTGACAGGCAAGCCAATTCTCGGTCCGTATCACGTCGACCATGTGTACCCGTTTGTAAGGTTGGTCGAGGAGTGGTGCAGGGAGAGGGGGCATGACCTCGAGACGATACCGGTTAAGTGTCGAGGGGCTAGTTGCCGATTTGAGTCGGTGGACATGGCCGAGGACTGGTTTGACTATCACGCACTTCAGGCGGAATTCCAGGTCCTCGATGCGTCTGAGAATACCTCGAAGGGTTCAAGATACTTCGGGAGGAGTAAAGATTCGATCGAATAGGCGGGCGGCCTCGTCCGCCAAAATTTCGGAGATAGTCGGATCATCTCGCAGTGCTGGGCTGAGCCAAGGACGTTCAGAATCCGCAGACCTTGTATACATCGTGTAGATGGGTTGGGGTTTACGCCCAACAACCGACTCTTCACGCTTCCCGTACTTCTCTTCGAGATACCTGATGACCGGTGAGTCCGGACCCTGCTGCTCGAGTTCGGCCTCGAGATCTTTGAGAGATTTTTGGAGAGCAGTGTATAACTTTTCGCCGTATCCGTCACTATCGATCTCAACGCTAATCGCTTCGACCGACCGGACATATTGTGAGATATTGTGCGTGACCTCGGTCGCGTATCCCTCGGCTACGGTACGAAGGAATTCTTGCCTCACACTGTCGGCTACCTGCGACACCGCTTCGCGCTTCAGGATCTGTTTTGCTGAGTCGTCTATGACGTCGCGTAGGAATAAAGCGAGAAGGGGGCGGAGGAGGGGGGTCATGGGTTAATGTTTTGGCAGTCTAACTCTCCAAATACTTGTTTAGCAAAATCCCTTCTCTTTTGAATACCTCCTGGACCTCTCTCATAACATTGATTCCAAATATCTGCAGCATCTTCAGGAGTAGCAGCAGAATTGATACGGTCAATCCAATTATCTCTAAGGCATTGAGGAGATATGTTCCTACCTGTCTTTATCTCTTCAGCAGTATTTTCTAGCTGTTGCTGCAAAGAGCAGGTTTTTCCACATTTAGCTGCTAATTCATCAGCCCTACTACCACACATTTGAAATAGCCCATAACCGTATTTACCTAATATCCTTGAAGGAGTACTTGCACATCCTTCGAAAGAAGGGTTTTCATTGTGTACATTAAAATTCAAAGTACTTTCAGCAAGGCCATTTCCTATGACTCCTGCATAGGCTACTTTGGTGTTAATTCCAACAGACCTTAGCATACCCATGATCTGATTAGCAACTTCTGGTTTAACTCTTCCCCTGCTTGTACATTGTGAGGCAGGAAAGTTAGAGTCTACACTGGGGCCGTTTGTCTGATCACCTGGCTTCAGGAAATTCCTGAGCTTCTCGGTCTCCTGACATATTTCCTCACAACTGGTCTTACCACTCTTCAGTTTCCAGCATAGGTCACCGAGAGATCTGATGTACCCATAGTAGTCTTTGGTCTTATCGAGACCGGCCACAGCTAGGTAATCGTCGAACGGGGGGGAATCAGCCTTCGCGACATCGACCCCCCAGTCAGTAACGCCTGTCAACGATACACGCAGATCGCCCTGATTCCAGTTGTAACTGGCTTGATTCACAATGTATTTCGAAAACCTCCCCGCAATCCACACCCCCGGATCGATGTCGGCCGGCTTACCCTTCTCAATCCACTCATCGTAGCGGGTCACGAAAGAAAGGATAGTGCGGCCAGGAGTGATCCGAAGCGCCCTCGGAACCCCTTTAAACTCCGTCCTAATCTCCGCTCCTCGGACAGCCGGACCGCCACGCACACCGGATCCGAATCTACTTCCAGTACCCACTCTAGTGCCTGTAACCCCAGAAGTCGACCCATCAGACAAATGCCCAAGAAGTATCTCACCCTTAGGCGTACTAATAACGACGTAGTTACCGTACCCTCCAGGATTATTACCTACTTCTGTAACCGTGCCATTCAATAGAGTGATGTATTGGTTCTCAATTCCCGCTCCTGCTATGTCTACACCAGTATGTGGCTTGCTTCTAAAACTTTCCTGAGCCCCATAACCACTAGTCGTACCCCATTCTGATGGGTTTTTGCCCCCCACCTTAATGATTCCATCTAAATCCGCTGCAGTTATTGCCTTTGCGGGTTGAAATTCGGCGTGAAGGTGATATCCAGTAGTTCTGCCGGTATTCCCCACCCTTCCAATCGGAGTACCCTCAGCCGACCCAGTCGTCGCAGGAGCTGAGGGTGTGGATTGCGTCTCAGTCAAACCAATGTCTTTGCGTTCCTGATCACTCAGATCTTCGACGGGGACAGCGTATTTCCAGACAATGGACGGAGACAAAGTGACTTCACTCGCCCCGGCAAGAAAGAACCTGGTGTGTTCCGGATTCTCAGCCGTCGAGGTACCTAGAGGCTGGTTGAGCCTCACATCGGCCCCAGGCTTGATATCCCCTGCGAGCTGAAGATTCCTCGTCTCCTGAACAATAATCCTATTTTGGCACGGGGGCTTATTCCCTTTCTCGCAAAACCTAACAAAGTAGTTCGTATTGATTCGGACCAGACCTTCTGGGGCTACGGAGACCCGGCCATCCAGAAGCGCGATGGGCTCGGTGCCATTGACATTCAACCCGAACAAATTGATTTTTCTTTTCCTCACCGTCGTCACTTTCGGCCCGGCCGATTCCCACACATAACCCGAGGTAGACAGATTATCGATGTACCGCTTTGTATAGGTCTCGAACTGGCCCGGGAAACTCATCAAGGATGTTTTGGCGTTCTTCAACTTCGCCTTTCGTTTCTGCGGATAGATATCACTGATCTCGTATTCGATTTCCTGGAGACCCGTTCTATCGTATTGATAGCCTAGGCCCATCTCCTCCGCGAACTCGCGGTTCAGATTGTTAAGGGTCTGAGGAACTTGCCCGGTGATTTGATACGACTCGTACAGTCCTTTACCCAAATAGAATACCGAACAGCCCTGGTTGATGTTAGCTCGGGTGCAGATGCTGATCTTTTTAGCAAATTCTTGGGTAGGCAAAGAGAGATAATTTCCCTTCACGCTCTTGACATATTTGTTAATGATTTCCCCCGCTGTGACCTTCCTTTCCTTAAAGGCCTGAGGCATTATATACTCCTTTGTGTCCGTTTGCGACGGATCGGTGCAGAAGGAGACCTTATAATCGTATCGCTCTACAATCGACTTCAGATTCTCCTCCAGTGTTTTGTTCTCCTCCATCTGGAAGTTAACAAGGTTTTGGTTGAAAATCACACTTTGCGGATCTACACCCTGTAGGTTTACGCGTGGAAAAGCCGAACCATGCTCGATGGAGAAACCTTGCAGGCGAAAATACGATGTAAGGCCGAATCTAGTTCCAGCAACGTCATAGTAGTACTGAATCAGTAGGTGGGCGAAGGATCCGAAGCCTGTTGAGTTGAGATTAGGATCGTCGATTTCTTGGTAGTTCCAGCATTTCCCCGAGGCCGGACTCTCACCTTCCGCACAAGCCGGTAACATGATTTTGTTGGCCGCCGCGTTCTGACTAGTAGTATACGCGGCAGCAGAGTCGAAAAGAGCTGCCCAGGCGATTCCTGTCATATACGGATCAGACAGCGTGACGTTAGCTGTCGAGCCGGTCAACGAATTGACAAACTGGCTGAGAGTCGTCTCCGAGTCGAGGTTGGTCGCAACGGAGTTCGGATCCCAGCGCAGGTTGACATTCGCGCTGACAACCTGCCTTTCCGGAAACGTGATAAGCCGGCTACTGGCGTACGGCCGATAGCTTACCGTACACTTGCAGCGGTATAGGCTATGCACAGTGTGTCAGATTAGCCCACAGTGCCGACGATGGCGGTGCCGCCGGATCCAGTACCAGATTCCTGACCAGCCTCGCTCGTGTCGATTTCCAGGCTTACAACATCGCCGACGGCGAAGCCGTCACCACCATCGACGATGGCGGTTAGAGCTGTGATCACACCGGCGGCGATGGTAGCCTCCACCGTAGCGGCAGCGTATTGATCCGGATCGGTTTGGTCGCCGAGAGCAAGGGTTGCTAAAAATACCACACCGGTTTCGTCTTCGTCCGCGCCATCGATGGTGTAACCAGTGCCACCATCATCAAGGGTCAGGGTAAGAATCGGGCCGACGGGGGTCACGTTATCCAGGATTTCGGCCAGAACAACACTGAGGTCGTAAACGGCGACCATGAAGTGGAAATCGCCCTCGCCTGCGATACCAACGTATCGGGTTACATTAACGAGCTGGTCGTTGAGGCGGGTAACATAAGCGCTCGGAACATCGGGATTGTTGACCAACGCATCTACGATGAGCTCGAGGGTGCCATAGGCGAACTTCTTTGCCTCGAAGCCCATTGCGGGGGTGCAAAGGACAAACTGATCTTTGAGCGAGGTGCGAGCGGAGGGGGTGTTGGAGCCTGTGTTATACTCTAACACCAGTTTGTTGGCCAATGCGTCGGTGAGGAAAGTCTGGAGTTCACGCTTAAACTCGAACTCGATGCCTACGAGGCGCTTTAGTGTTGCTGCGGACATGGGAATCACCCTTTGTTGCTATACGTCTTCGTATAGCTTTCAACGAGATCTAGGATACGCGTACTTTCAGCGTACTCCCGGTTCTGTACATGCCTCCCACCGGTACAACTGGATCCGCTGCTGCGGCTGCGGAGTCGTCAGCGAACTCCCTTAAGCCGGTAAAATCGATGCGGGAGTAGGCGATGGGTGTGTTGCCGCTCACCGTCTTCGCTACACCGTCCAACCCTACATAGTAGAGTTCCTCGTGGACCTCGTTGAGGAACAGCTCGCCCCGCTTCGCGTTAGCGGCATCGGTGTCATATAGATCCTGAACGTATTGCTGGCGTTTGGTCGTATCGGCGGTGAACCGGACTCCCCAGCGGGGCATGGGAACAGTCATTGCGAAAACTTATCTCTCTCTACCTTGCTTTCAACGCCTGGCTGCGCCAGGCGGGTGTGTGGTAAGATGACCGGTAGATATCACCCACATGCCTTGGAAACCATCATCGTCCTCGGAGCCGACCGGGTCGGCAAGACCACCGCTGTATCCAATACGAGGAGATTGATTGAGGGGTATGGCTCGAATGTCGTGCAGGCTCACTTCGGCCCGGTGTCAGAGAAAGACCATTATCCTGGTCAGCAGTTCGCTGATCTCATCTACGGAATCGATAACATCGGCACCGATTTCCTCCTTCTCGACCGTTTCACACCCGACACGTTGTTTTACGAACCCCGCCGGAACGGCTTCCCACGTATACCCTACGAATACGCTAATCACATCGAGTCGATGTATATGTCAGCATCAGGCAGACTCGATCTAGTGGTAATCCGACACCAGTGGAATACGGACATCGAGAAACGCCACCTCGCCGAGATCGCACAACTCTACCCAAGCCGTACGGCATACTGGGAGAGAATTAATCTTCGGGCGAGGGAGGTTGAACATAAGGCGTATTATGAATTTCTCGAAAACTACCTTACATCTCATTCCCTTTTGCCTCCGACCTCGATCCACTACCTCGATGGGGAGATCTACGACGACGATATTAATCTGTCATATTGTGAGTCCCTGCAACTGCCGTAGGTAGCTGTTGAAAGCTAGATAAGGGTTGAGGACAAGCCTTTGACCAAGAGAAACTACTCTTAATCCGGTGTGCGGACACGTTCTCGTGGTCCGCATTTTTTGTATCTACAGACACAATGCCCAAAGCACGGACGAGAAAAGAGAAGGTGACAGAAGCCTCTGTCCCCGGATACGATGAAATTGCGTATGGGATTCCAGCGACGCGTGGTGACGGGGTCTGCTCGATCCACCCTCGAAATGAAAGTCAGCGCGAAGCTATTGAATCTCTTCGATCAAAGACATTGACAATTTTAACCGGTCCACCAGGCACTGCCAAAACTCTCTTGTCAGTCTACGTTGCCTGTGAAAAATTACAGAAAAGGCAGATTGATAAAATATACTATATAAAACCGATTGTGGATACACCTGGAGAGAAAGGAATCGGATATCTCCCCGGAGATGAGTCTCAAAAACTCGAGCCACACATCGCCTCGCTTCGAGACGCATTGAGTGTGTTTATGGCGAAGGGCAAGGCCGACTATCTCATCGATAAAAAGATCATTGAATTCCTACCCATCGAACACCTACGGGGTCGATCACTACATCGGTGTATGATTATCGCCGACGAGATGCAGAATGCGACGAGCCACAGCGTGCTTACGATCCTTACTCGCCTTGGCGATCACAGCAGCATCGCGATGCTAGGTGATGTGGTTCAGAGAGACTTGGCGAATCGCTTTGGGAAGGACGGCCTCTCCGATGCTGCAAGACGCCTAGGATCCGACACTGAGCACATCGGCCATGTAAACTTTGGCTTCGACGATATTGTTCGCTCTGACTTCGTCCGATCGGTCATTCTCGCTTACTCCGACTTGTACGAGAGCCGGGCGGCGTAGGTCCCTGAATACTGGAAGGCATGAAAAGGCCCGCCGCGAACATCCAACGGTCTACACACTGGTTGGGTGAATGCGGGCCTCTCGTCCAGTTTGGTATTTCACACGATGAGATGAAGGCTAGGCAGAATAATACCTCGGCTATTAAAAATGCGGTCCCCTCTAAGTTAATTCTATTCATAGTGAACTTTTTCTCTCCCTCTACTATATCTCTCAACGTTGAAAGCACTGTAGGAATAGTAAAACAATCTCTATGGCTACGAAGGTTAGTGGTGACTTCGGTCTTAGCGGTCAGTCGCTAATCGGTGAGCTAAGGAAACGTGCGCCGAAGTTAGAGGGTCAGGCTAACTTTATCGGTCTTCAGCGCTCTCTTGCTCTCTCGGATCTCGAAGATCCGACTGAGTCGTTGAACAATGTACTTGATAAAATATCCCTAACTGAATCTGCAGAAAGAAATCAATACGGCGGACCTTTTAACGCTTTAGACTGGAATGTCACATCGGATTTTGTAGATGAGCAAATTGATAAATCATTTTTGAGTCGACTACAGAATGTTAGTATTGGCGGTGGATCGCTGGGTAGTTCGGTTTCCACGACACCGAGGATAAGGATTCAAGATAGGCTTAGCTTTCTTAACTCTTTTTATGGTGAGGGTAGTTTTCCAGGTCTCCACAGTGGTCCGGACGCCATGTTCTACAGGAGTCCAGAGCCAGACCACATCGGATACGTAAAATTTACCTTTAACTCTAGCACAGGATCCGTAACAACAACTGAACTAAAAGAACCAGATAAAATCACCAACCTCTCCTTACCGAGTATTTTAGGAACTGAGAGTGCCATAATCCTCGATTTAGTTGAATATGAGACTGCTGAAGGACTGACTGTTAATTTAAGTGGAACAGGTATTTCCCTGCGTCTCGATTCCCCTAGTACATGGAGTGTAACAGGAACAAGAGCATTGAGTAGTTTGTCCGGCATCCGGAGCTCGGTGGGAGGACAGGTAACCTTCGCCGCCTTACGTTTCAAGCTGGTCCGACCTTACTCAGTTCTTTACAAACCATCTTGGTTTACACAGGATCCTGCGGATCCTATTGTTGCTGGAGGAGCCGATGATACTAATCTAACCACCACCAACCGCATTATGCGGAACGATAACGGTACGATTAAACCGTACATCGAGAAAGGTTATTGGTATAGCCGCGCATACGTCGAGACACGGTGGACACCAACGGAATATAGTCTTCTCACCAATACCCAAAACAACGAAGTCACAGTTGTCGAAGATTCTAATATGAGGTGGCAGCAGCCTCCTTCTCCGATTAGATCAGAAGTATACAACTGGGGTATCCGGTGGGATGGATATTTGAGAGTCGAGCCGGGCATCTATGCCTTTGAAGTACAAACCAATGCTGCCATCAAAATAGATATGGCAATAGGTTCGGGGGGAGCCTGGGTCGAAGTGTTTAGTACTGATACGGCTGCCCAAGAGTCAGAGGAAAAATACGTATCAAGTCAATCTTTCAATACCGACAATGTCTCAGGTACATATAAATATATTTTTGGGATAAACCCAACATCTGATTGGGTAGCCTATGTTCCTATCACAGTTCGTCTTTACCATGGTGGTCCGGACAAAATAGATGATGAGTTCATTGCCCCTAGTGAACCTAATCTGTTTATAAAAACAACCTCACTAGCATCAGAGGTCAGTTTTTATAGCGAAAACTACATTATCACTCTGTCTGGTGCCGATGGAAGCTGGAGCGTAGATAGTAGTGCGTTAGCCGATATAATAACTATTCTTCAAGATACAGACGCGTCGGTATCGTACCGGTTGACGGCAGAGGGGGACGACATCTTTACCTCTCCAGTCAGCATAGATCTGGCCACTGACAGTACTAATGTTACCAGTACTACGACCGGGCTGTCTGCGGCCACCTATACTTTAACCTTATCCCCCGACCGCGCAGGGGTAAATTTCAATAACAATCTGACCGCCCTCTGGAAAGGCCGCATCGCATCCCCCAGCCCGATTCACACCGGATACACCGACCTCGCTGATGGAAGCTATGAACCCAACCTGCAAAAGATACCTTTTGATCTGAGGCCTGAGTGGTGGAAAGTTTCCGAAGGTCACCCGTATAACCTAGATAATCCAGCCAACGATGACAACACTCCACTTGATGGGTTTTTAAGGAATGAATTTAAGAGTACACTGAAGTCGGATGTTGAGGGGTTGGGGTTATACGGAGATGGGGGAGAGTTAAAAAATGGAACTTTTACCATAGAAAATGGTATTATGACAGGAACTGGTACTGAGTTTTTAACTGACTTAGTAATAGGAAGTAAATTTACTATAGAAGATACAGAGTTTACAGCTTTAGATATAATTTCTGACTTGGAAGCTAGGGTCTCTCCCGACAACGTGTCAATACCGTCTAGTCTTTCTTTAAGTATCGTCACCTATAAAGAAGTACCCAACATCATTTTCGGTGAATCGAGGTATTCGGTCAACGATGAGTTAGGGTCCAACTACTGCGGTCTCCGGTTAACACCGAATTTAGTTGGGGAAGGTGGTAAACTCTCCGTCAGTTCTTTGCCAGTCAATAGCACCGAGTACAACGATGCGACTTTGCTGGGTGAGGACGATCTTGGCGGTTCACCAAATCACCTTACTGGGGCGAGTGGAAAGGTCTCATCAGAGACAATTAAGCTATTTTTGGCCGATCTAGCCGATACGGCTGATGATAAGTACGATAAATACTACACTTTGTTCGTATACACAGATCTAGCTAGTTTTCCGGTATCTGGGGATGTGACGGTGACTTACTTTGATAATACTGACAGTAAGTATTATACTTGGGATGGCAGCACATACGTGGAGGATACAACTCCGTCTTCTGATGACCCCACATCATATGGTCTACCAGCATTCTCTGATAACGCCTGGCTATCTCCTATCACTGTATCAGTTGTCCAGGCTGGATCTCAGTACTTAACCGCACCTCTGACGATGGTTGTGGAGAGGCTGGAGCTTACCCCTGGGGTATTTTTCCTGCAATTTTCTACAACCCAGCCTTCTCTTCTCACTGGTGGCGCCGACATCGGTGATTTTAGTGGGGAAGACATTACCTTCTATACCGAATCTAACGTAGCGTTTCAGTATCTCCGTGTAGACAGTGGGGAAGGCATCGCATTTGCCGATGTCCTTAAGTTGACGTACGACGATAGCGATGTATTTCAAGGGGTTTCTAGCGAAGTCCCTCGGCCCCCCTCCGACCGTGTAACCCCTTTCGGTTTCGATAACCCGCAATATACCGCTGGACTCTGCTATCCCCCTTATAGCATCGCTAACACACTTCTGTCCGGTATCGCTATTGAAGACGCTGATCTCTACGATGCCAGTACTCCTGTAGGTAATTACGATGTATTTTGGGGAGACCAGAGTAAATCTGATCTGGGCGGTAAGACTCTTACCGTCACTGAAAAACTAGAATTTCAGCAAGCCGACGACAATGCGGTAGAAGAAATAGTTGGTGGTGTGACCGTAGCTTACGACGATTATACGCATCGGCTAAAAATAGATATGCCTTTGTCCGGGTCTTTCGACCCGGATATGCTCGAGCATATTGGTAACCTGGAGAGAGTTAAAGAGTCTTATTACGCCTACGTAAAACTGGACTAGATAGCCAATAGCTTCGCATCTTTAACTTGGGTTCCGTCTTGGTAAGAGAACAGGGGCCAGGCTTTGACAGTATAGGTGGGCTCTGTCCGTACCGTATCGACGGCAAGCTGGCGATGATAGACAAACCCGCCATTGCTAGACTTACTGGACGAAGATATATTTTGCACTAAAACGGAGAGTTGTGTGTCAAATCCAATGATATCGCTAACCCCAGGGCTATCAACAGCCGGGTTCAGATACCCCGCACTCACACTGTACTTGTTCTCCCCACTCTCTGCTAGCTCATCAGTATCGTTTAAACCGTATATCGCGGGGCTCAAGTACTTCTTGCCCTGTTGGCTCATAAACGGTTTGTCATCAGAGCTAAACACTCTCTGGTATTTATCTCCAGTCCAGAGCCAGATACCTGGAATATTTTGATTAAATAGACTTGTTTCATATGCATCAGTCAGTTCGCGTAGCTGGAAAAACCCTATCTGATACGCAGTAACACTACCAGAAGTCGTTTTACTATCTGTCGCCACCACAGTAAACGTATCAGTGCTTGTAACAGTAATTGTATAAGTACCATCTATTGCTGTGCCGGTAGTAAAATCGAGGGTTATAATGTCGTCTGTTGATAAACCATGGCCACCACTAATAGTCACAATGATAACATCGTCTGATTGACTATAAGTCCCATACATATCCTGGTCTAAAACAGAATCCGGATCTCTGAAAACTAACCGATAATTAGAGTTGATATTTCTACCATCAATGATATTGTATTTAGTCCCTAGGCTATTCTGCTCACTGGTTTCTACTAGGGGCTGCCTTATATTTTGAACGAAGTACTTAAACCCGTCCCGTAGTTCCTCAGCCCGATCAGACAGACTACGTATCGTACCACCAATGCTATCCCCCGCCTCGTAGTTCTCATCGTAATCCCAGAACGCCGACCTGCCGTTCAGGTTATATAACTGTACAAGGTTCTCTGAGGACAAAATGTCTTGTCTTTTTACCACAAGCGAGGGAGTTTCTACCGCAGCGAATTGCTGTATAGAGTCGTATGCAGACCCCAGGAACACATAGTCTTGATCTTTGTCATCGTATAGAAAAAACCCGTCTCTGTCCGCAAACCGAACTCTGTACGTATATCTCTCGTTCCGTAACAACGCCCTGGCTGACACCTGACCGTTGACGAAATAGGACTGATACAGGGCGTTTCCGGCGTAGTTCAGGCATTTATCTTCAGCCGGATCGTCTTCTGGTCCACATGATGGGATGAGCTCGAGGAGTTCTTGGTCAATATACCCAGACCCTGCCATTATCACTGTAACACCGGCCGACTGGTCCAGCCTCCCGTCCGCTTTAACTGTAACCTGGACAACAGCGTTGTTGGCTCCGGATTCTAGACCGATGACACGTACATTAACCGTGGCCGGAAGACTCACGACATCTCCGCTCGAATCTAACACACTGTACTGCTCACCAATCCCTAACACGGAAACCGCTACCAAAGACCCATTTACAGACACTTTAATCGGTGCGCCTGAGGTCTCAGTTACCGTGCGCTTATCGAGACCGCTAGGGACCTTCTCAAACCATACAAGATTGTTGTCAGAGAAAGTGTATAAACTCTGTAGTTCACTTTGAGGGCTAGTTTTGCCTAGGGTGACAAATTTAGTCCGAAGGGATACGTTACCGAGGGAGTCAGATATCGGCTCGTTGATTAAACCGTAGATCTGGTTATCAGACTCTGTGCTTGGAGAGGATATGACAGACTCCAGTCTGCTCGCAAAAGCGAATAGTAGCAGATCCTGTTGGACTTGTGGTCCGTATAATTTTTGCACCGCATCGGTTGCATTGAGACCTTGCTCGGACAGATTGAAGCGGGTATAGAGACCGGAAGCCATGGTAGTATCAGACGATTAGTTTCAGGACCTGTCCTGAGGAGTTTTCCCAGCACGTTCCTGCTCCTACCCCTTGAGGGCAAGATGTCAGAGCGGTGAGTCCAGACTCAGTGATCGACCCGTTTCGAGTTGTCGGGTTTTCGTAGGTAGTAGAGACAATTGTGGTTCCAGAACTCGGGGAGATGTATGTAAATCCTAAATCGATTCTGATTTTTTTCAAATTTTTGTACTTAACAGCCAATTCTGATTCCGTGGTAACCTGAGTCGCGTTTCTTTTTGTTTTGTAGTAGTCCCCACTGACAAAAGAACCTGGTACTTGCCGAGATTGAGTGGACACCTGAGTGTAGGATGTAGTGGAGTTACCAGTGTCATCGGCTATAGTAATTTCCTCATATACCTGAAACTGTTCAATGCGATTCAGAGAAGTGACGATACCCGGTCCTGCTGAAACTCCAGTTGGGAATATTTCCTGCTGAGAGTAATTTGAGTATTTATTGTCTGAGGATAGTTTGTTGCCAGAGAGTTTTACTAAGCAGTTATTAAATCCAGTACTAGACTCTAGATTTGATACCTCTTCGATAATTTTTGTTATCTCGAGAGAGGGCAAGTTGTTGTTAGACAGGTCTACTGTGATTCTTCTGGTATCACCAAAGAAAATCTTGGACAGACTACCAGATTCATATTCAGAGATCATGTTGTTGCTTAAGTCAACAGCATTATACGAGGTGTTAACTACCTTATTGAAGCCTGAACGGATATTTAATTTACCAGACAACTTACAATTTCTTGCTCTGAATTGTGTGAGCTCGGTAAAACTAGTAGCAAACCAGCCGCTAATGTCTATAGTCTTTCGACCGAAATAGAAGTTGGAGCCTGATCCGCTGATATTGTTACTGATCACAACCTCGGTGTCTTTCACACTAAGTACCGTAGCTACCTTAGGTCCGCCTGCACTCAACCTGACTTCATCATTGACCTGTACTTTCTTTTTCATATCAGTCCCCCCAGTCAGCTTATAAATCACATCGGCTTCACTGCTGCTGCTGGAGGGGGTCAGAGCGGTGAGAGACAATCCGCTGATAGTGGTTTCCGGGTCACTATCCCGCACACATGCCCCACGTAAAGACGCCACAGACCAATCTGACCTATACGTGCTAGGAAGAGATCCGTTCAGATCGACATATCTTATTCCAGCCTCAGAACTCCCCTCGAAGTTGGGCAATATAGCTCCGCCTCCCCCGACGTTCATCTTCCAGGCATTTATCGTCCGTACATCTCTAGAAAAGTTGTCGTTAGTCGGAGTTATAGACAAGCTGGACAAATCATAGAAATCGGACCGGTTGATCTCCAGAGTAATAGACTTAGTCTCTGTTTCTTTAAACTCCTTTAATGGGAATTTAGGGAACCTCCCGGTTAACCTACTCCCAATACAATAAAATAGCCCGAGGTCGTATAGATACTGGAGATCGTTAGACCGAATGTAGTGAGCATTGTTATAGTAGTGTACGTAGAAATTTTTTAGTTTATGGTTACTACCAGAACCTCTGTTCGGTGCGAAGTTGACAGGTAAGAGGTAGGGTATGGTATTATCGGTTACCGGATCGATGCCATTACAGGATCCAATGTCGATTGTCAACATAGCTGAGGTTTCATCTACTGTCCCTAGAGATGGCATGGGGCCATCGGTATTAGATCCGTAGAGACTGAGTGAGACTAGTTTAGGTGTTTTCAACGGCGATGTTTGAAAGCTCGATATTGGTGTATCAAATTTGACACCGCCGGAAAATCCGGCGTTAAGCTGCTGGAGCTGCGTCCATTCACCGTTTTGAAGGTCTATCGATACATTCGTACGGTTGATATCGATAGACGTCGTAGCAGCTTTCCAGGCTGACCAGTCTGAGCTGTCGTCAGGGTTATTGATGAATCCGGAGATTGCGTGTGTTTGCGAGTGACGCCCACCGATATTAAAATACCCCATATTGTACTTGGACACATACCCGGCATCAGCCACGTCGGTCGATGTTCCTACATCAGTGATGTCTCCTGACGCACCAGAACCATAAATGTTATACGAGGTGAGTTTTCCGTTGTTGGCTATCTTGGGCAGGTTGTTGAACAAAAACCTGTATAGCCTGTCCTCTACACTGTTCGACCAGTCCAGGGTTTTGAGACCAGGAAATACATCATCGAATCTCGGGCTACGACCGTAGAATCGGTCGCCGAGCCTTAAGGTCTCTAGGGCTGAGAATACCCGATAGTCGGTATTCTCAGTGCGGGATTGGTTTAGCAGATATTTCTCAAATATATCATCCGACCAATCGTCCCCGTCCTCATTAAGGAACACACCGGTCTGAGGTACTGTCAAGTAGCTGACAGCGGTGTAGAGTGGGGTCTTGTTCGCTATCAAGCTTACCCCAGTGATATTGGTAGTCGTGGCTGAGGGATTCCTAACATCGAACCAGCCCATTGGGCCATTGCGCCACCGGTCACCTGAAGTAGATAAGTCCAAGGTGCGAAGTTTGGTTCTCAGGGTTTTTAACCACAGGGGTAAAATAGTCATCGAACCACCAGACATCTTGAAAGTCTCGAGGTTGCTGAATCCTATCAGGCCGAGATCTTTTTGATCGGGGAACTCTTTAACATCGATGCCAGAGAATTCTATTCCTTTAACCTTCAAGGGGTTGACATAGATGTATAGGTACAAATCGTAGATGTTCTGGAAACCTGTTGTGGTGATATCGATGTTGGCGGTAAAGTCTGGTACACCTTCTGCCGGATTACTGATTGTTACGGGCAGAAATTCAATCGGAGTGGTGTTAGGGCGTTGTTGTGCAGGTTGGATTTGCAGTCCGTAGAAGAATCTGTCTGAGTTTGTCGTATTTTCTGTGAAAGTAAATTTAATAGACCCAGTTGCCATCCGGCAATACACCCGAAGAGGGGTGTTTTTAGTGGCCAGCAGCCTTACCGGCTCTGAGGTGCCGGTATTATTGTCTACATTGAGATTGATTGTATGAGTAGGGAACTCTAGAACCCCGGGTTTGGCCAGAAAACTGGTTTTTGGCAGTAAGATTCGATTAACATGCGAACGCCTGCGGACTCTGATGCTTCCTGCATACCTCGCACTTTTGAAATAGCCCGGGTTAGCCGTATCAGCCTCAGCGTTGAATAGGCTGGCACGGGAAGTGGACATAGCCACGTTCTGTTTTAAGGCAGACCCGAATATACTGCCTTCTGGATTGATAACATTTTGCCTATAACTCGCACTCTCGCACTGTATCGATCCGTTGAACAGCACGATGTTGGGTGATTTTACCAGAGGCGAACCACCGCCACCACCCAGAGGGTACTCAGGGTTATAGAAATCTTTGTTGACATATAACTGTGTCGGAATGCGATCCAGGAATACTTCGCTAAGTTGGTGGAGAGATGGCAGGAGTAGGCGATTGAGCCCCGATGCGGCTCTAAGGTCTTCGCGGGAAATCTCAGCGTATAAACCATACAGAGAATCCAAAACCTCTGGCTGAATCTGGATATTTCTAAGCGCATTACGCTTATCCGACTCAAAGATCTCGGAAAGGTTAGCGAAGCTATCAGATGCCAGGCCAATGTCTGGACGTGAAAATTGTCCAAAGCCGGGAAATAACGACTCACTCATCCTGTCACTCTATTCTATCTAGCTTTCAACGACTTTTTACTGCTCGCTGTAGTTCAGGGACATATAGATTTCGTTAGGGTCACCGTCAGCTATATTACTCAACGACCTCGCAATGAAGAAAGTCGCCAAGTTTCCATCATCTTCGTTGACAATACTTTCCCCAGAAACATTGAACACTGTATTGAGATCGATTTCTGTTGGCGTATTAGCCGACACATAGTAAGTGGCCAAAGGAGTGCCTTGGTTACTTGTCAACCAGCGCACCGGGTAATCGGAAGGGGTGAAAATTCCCGCCGCATTGACGCCGCCAGCCGACAAGAAGCTACCACACTTTTTCGGAGAGGTATGGACGGACTTGTAGGTGTCTAGAGGGTCGAGAGATATGGTGGGGGCAGTAGATGTGCCTTGAGGGTCGATGTGGGTGTAGGTCTGAACAACCTTCAACGCTCCGCTGGGGTGCGATTCGGTCGTACCATCATCGCTTAGCGATACCGTACTTCGGTGTGGGGTAAATGGCTCGACACGGATTCCGTTGGCCGTCTTCTGCCCGATCCAAACGCCACCCAGTTCTGCCCCCTGACGCCCCTGAAGAAATACTCTTATGAAGGGCAGATTACCCGGTGCGATTTTAGACACCAAGATGTTCCGTACCTCTGAGCGTCTATTAATACTAGCAATATACACAATATTGTAGAATACATCGACGGCACCTTCGGAAAGAGTAGGGGGCAAAGAAGTACCGATGGGCAGTACGTACTGAACGGTGTCGCCGACAGAGATGACTTGACCGCCTGTAGTAGATACGGTGACTGTATTACCACTTTGGACCACGGTAACACTGAAAGGATCTGCGCCGAGATTAGGCCAGGGAGTCTCGAGGTCGCTAATGTAATATTGGAGAACGCCTTCCCCGTCCTCTTCGGAGATAATAGTCACATTGTCTCTTAGCTCCCTACCAGCTTTACACAACAATCCTCTGCACAACCCTCCCTCAGTACCGGGGACGCTAAGACGATTGTCGTAGTAGTCAATACCTGTGAAGTAGTAGTTGGGGGATTCACCGACTTCTAGGTTATATGTGTTTACGGCAAGTGTCGGGCTTGTCTCAACGTATAGGGTATTTTCTGGGTGATCAAAAGTGAAGTCGTAGGGTAGACCGTCCGTGAAAGTTTCTTCGTCATACGACGCGTTGGCTTCAATGCCCCAATCAAGGTTAGGGGACACTGCGTAAATGTCGCTACCAGCATCGGTTGTATCGGGCCAGACAAATCCGACTCTCAACGAGCTAGCCTGGTTAGAGACTACGCTGCCGAGACTGCCTCCTACCCAATACACGTAGAACTCATCGCTCAATACATCGATAGCGCTCAGTAGTATCTGGTCGCGCCGGAAATAATCAAACTCGATGTCAGGTGTTACTCCTGCGTAGGTGAAAGGAAGATAGACGTTGTCTTGTTGTCCTGCAACAGGTTTTCGGCTAGACAAGTAGTAGTTTCCCTCTCCGTCCCTGTAAAGCTTAAGGGCCACAGTACCACTTACGCTGAAGTCTTTCTGATTGAAGGGAGAGAGGGAGTAGAGATCTTCTCCTAGTATCCGGACCGTTTGGTCACCTATAACATCCCAGTTAGACGATGTTGATGGATTTCTGAAACTACCTGTAGACGCCGAAGTATACGACATCACGGCGGTGTGAGTGGTCGCATCATTCGCTGAGATCCCTAGGGCGCTGAAGTCGGTCTCGAGGTAAGGGATGACATTAAACTTTCCCTTCAGCCGGCGACCCTCCGGCAACGCACTCCACCTGTAGCCTTCTTGGTGACTATAAGCCCACTCCGGACAACCCTTTTGCCTGATAATCTTTATCTCGCAGTCTTGCTGGCTGTATACGAAGAAATTTTCAGGAAAGATTTCCTTTTTATTGTAGAGCTCAGTACCAAACCGGTTAACTACAAACTGCCTGGGCTTGATACCCATCAACGTCGTCCAATCGATGGCGTTGAGTAGGGTTTTGGACTCTGAGAGGCCGGGGCTAGGTAAATATCTTACCCTCGATTGTGCGTTCAATGAGAATAGAGTACCCTCATCGTACCCGTCGATATAGTACGACGCACCGAACTTATGTACATATTGGTCGATACGGATAGCCGAGGAATCGTTGATGCGGAGGCGATATTTGAAGTAGAAGAACGGATCGGCTAGGCACGGACGGCCGAGTTGGTTTTCGATGACCAGAGTATGAAGAGTTACCCACCTACACTCGTTGTTCTCGACTGGCACGTAAGCATAGAACCTCGCCCCGATAGCGCCGTACCAGCCAAACTCAATCTTGTACATGGTGACCGTGTTGGGATCGAGAATGTATCCGGTTTCCCCCTCGCCACTAAGCGAGTCACCATTCATAATCTTCTGTTCGATTACAGTCTCGTACTGGGCCTGACCGTTTCGGAAAATGGTACGGGTGTTAGCGGCGTATTCCGCCTCCTGCAAGAAGTTAGTATCTTCGAGAGGGACGGTTGATCTACGGACAATAGAGAACAACGCACCGTTTGACAGTCTAAACATATATGCGTCGGTGTCGTTCTCAATACCAAACTCAAGGATGGTTCCTGGCCCGGCCCCAACATCGCTGACTTTAACGCCGTAAGTAAATCCACTGATACGGCCAGGTTGATACCGAAAAGATCGTATCGATTTTAGGGTAATCTCGGAACTTGTGCCCTGAACACCGCCAATCCTGTTAGAGTTAGTAGGTAGATCGATCTGGGCCCCGAAGCTTTGGGAGGGCCAGAGGTTAGAGAATACGTTGTTTACAGTGTCGGGCTGGATGGGAGTATCTAGAACAAAGTAGGGAAGTTTGAGGTCTTTTTCTAGATCAGTGACACTAGCTGCACTGGAGTGTATGGTGAATTCCCAGCTCTTCAGGTCTGAGCGAATCTCGTCCCAATCCAGGCCATGGTATTTCTCCCATATCTCCCTGGTGGGATTAGTTTTTATACGGAAGTGGCCACGATCTTCTGATAGACCGTAGGGGTAGTATACACGGGTTGTTGAGAAAAAGAAGCTGTCCCAAGAAGTATTGAGAGTAGCAGGGAGGTTTTGGTCGGCCTCAGTAATAATTACACTACTGCTGCCCCACAACGACGGATCAGATCGCCACCCGCCAATCTCGGCGTTATTGAAGTTATAAGCTTTGCCGCTAGGGATGATTGGGTAGTTTTGAATGCCACCAAACCGGAGCTGTTGGATGTCTAGCCATAGCTTATCCCAATATAACTCGTTGAATGAAAAAGTGCCGTCCCCGTTATCGATGGGCGGATACTTTGACAGGGTCGGCAACAAATTGTATTGCTCCCATAGGGGTTGAGAGAAGTTCTCAACCATGTACCGGAAAAGATACAGAGCAACAATTGAGTTCAAGTACTGCCCCCAATTCGTATATCTTTCCGCCCCACCCGGGTTGATCAGTTGATCTTGAATACTAGGACGACCTGGTTTTAGAAAGGGTGTAGGATTGGCGGATAGAACGATGGCAGAGTTTCTCTCATCTTCGTCGAAGGCGACGGGGTAGTAGTTACCAGTTGAGCTAGGCCTTCTCGTCCACCACCACCCGGTTCCACTATCTCCATACCCTGACCCAGAATCGATCCTCCAGTCTTTAGGGTCCAAGCCATATGTCGATACGTTGCCAAATATACCTTGCTGTGTCGTCTCTCTGTTGATGCCTAGCAAAGTACTTGAAACTTCACTCTGCTCAGCAAACCTCTCGACGACTGGGAGGGCAGCGGGGTCGCCTTTACTGAAAGCATTTTGCGTACTCGAACCTTCGGTTCGATAAGAATCGGAGTCAAGCACGACGCTGGGGGAGTTGTCCGCCCCATACTCACTACGACGATACGCATCCTTCTCTGTGACCAGTGGTGCTCCCTGCTCGGTTGTCAGGGGAAAACCCCTGATATCAATCATTTGCTTGACGCTACGAGTGCGCCGGGGCGGAGTTTGGTCCGCCCTAATTGATTTTTTACCAGACATCGATCACTGTTCCTCCCAGGTCAGAGAATTGACAACATAGAGCTGAGTGGATGGTTGAGAAGTAGCTGACGTCGAGTCCCACATCGCGTAGGCGCAGAGGATATCGACTTCGTTGGTTAGAGGGTAGGAGATGTACTCTTTGTTGTAGGCGAAGTAGTCGGTCAGGTCGTACTGAAAACCCCCGGCATTAGTGTACAACGAGAAGATGACGCTACCGGTGTTAGCGACGGGGGACAGTCGGAAGTCCTGCGATACCGAAGCGCCTGACAACTGCGCAATAGACTCAAAGCTACCGACTTTGTCGGTCTCGTTCCACTTCTTCTGGTCCTCATACTTCGTATGAGTGAAGTCGCCTGTGAATTGGGTCATTAGACCATCAGCATCGAAGGTGTACATGCGGACGGGTAAGAGGTCACCGTACACTGTGAACGGTTCGGATTGAGCGGAGTAGTTCTGAATATAGATAGCCGAACCTTTCTTGAACAGTCGGACGAGGACGGCGGTCTCGGAAACTGACGGCGAAGCCGGGAACCCTCCGATGGGGATAGACGCCGTAGAGATACCGCGCATATAGCAATGCAGGTAAGAGCCGTCTGAAGAAAGAAGGGAGCTAAGGGTAGAATAGTTACCTGAGGTGATGTTAGTACCTGACACAATCTCTTGTGGTACTGTGCCAGAACCTAAATCAAAGCCATTAGTGGTTGCGCCGGAATCAGAATAAATTGGTAAAGAGTAGCTTTGTTGTAGACTGAAATTGTTGAGATTATTAGTGATTAAGAGGGGGTTTTTGAGAAAATTGATTGTCAGAATGTTACTATTTGCGCTGGGGTCTGTGACACCGATGCCGTATTTGATCGGATAGAGTTGGATCCGGTTACGGATCGGTGTGCCGGTCGTATTACTGACCTCGTCCTTTGCACGCAAAGCCATCATAGCCCGTTGGCGACGGGGAACGATGATCTCGATAGGTGACCCATTTGACAACGTGTCACCATTTAAATCGGTTATAGTAGAGACACTCTTGTTAACGTACAGCTTAACATTATTAGCACCATCATTCTCCACCCAAATAACCTGAGTAGTCGTATCAGACTTCAGGTACGAACCAATTAACTGATCCTTTTGGGATTGTGGGACAGTCGAGCTGAGAATACTGAAGTAGTTAGATGCTGGTGCGGTGGCTACGGAGGTTTTGATGCCACCATACGCAACTGACTTAGCGTAGTCAGAGGATTTGGAAAGCAACTTCACTGTGCCTTTATCGCCACCATCGATGTAATACGAGGCACCATACTTAACCAGTCTGCTCTTATCGTCTACTAGGCCATTATTGAGGCCAGCGTGGGTGAGGTAAGTGATTGGAAGTGTCGCATTACCCAACGACGCTACATCGAGCTGGTTAGATGCCCGCATATGGTGGACACGTACCCATCTCGCATCTCCGTTCGCCACTGGAACGTAGCATAAGAACAACGCGCCTACGGCCCCGTACCATGAGAATTCAATCTTCCACATGGTAACTTTGCTAAAATCTAAATCGTAGACGGAGGTGTCGGTCAAGATTTGGTCGTTGAGGACTACAGGGTCGCCGGGTCGCTTTACACCTAGATCGGTAGGATCAACGTTGGCGGTAGACACATCGCTCCAGCGGACGGTGTTGCCAGCCAGACCATTAAGCTGATCATTGCTGAACATGGCACGGACGGGTCGCCACTCGTAGACTGTACGGTATTGAGGGGGGACGCAAAGCTTAAACCATTCTTTCAGGGTGACGTTTTTCTGGCCTACTGTTCCGCTTGTGTTAAGGGTACGGTGAGTGAATGGACTAGGTAGAGTTTTACCATTTATTACCATGGGATCGTTAAACTCAGTATTTGTAATCTGAGTATCGCCCTGAACGGTAACAAGAAGATTCCAGACCTTTGCCGAGCTATCAGTTTCACTAGGACTAGGATCATAACCAAACCTTGCGTCGGTTCCAGACACATTGAGTTTTAAGCCCAGCCCATCTTCGGTCAAATCGATCTGGTCACTGAAGCCAGCCCCGCTTCCACGACACAAGTTAGTTACTAACTCTTGCCACTTGCAGTGAGCGTCTAGGCGAATGTAGGTAGTTCCATCATCTACTCCGTTGTCTGGCAAAAGGTGTTTGGGATTAACACCATCTTCGTAATCAGAAGGATTAACTCCTTCCTTCTGGTCGAAGGGGAATTGGAACTGTCGTCCGGCTAAGTGTTCAATGAAGTTATTACTCGCATCGCGATAGGCTAGGCGGACCGCATAGCCCTCATCGTAGGTGTAGTCGGAAAGAGTGCTAGGTGCAGATTCGATGGCACGGACATCGGCTGGTGCGTAGCAAAGGCTGGGATCGTAGATGGCAGCAGCGACGTAACAAAGGCCGTTGCGGTAGATGACTGGGTCGACGCCAACAACGCCCCAATTACCCTCTTTGATGTTTGTGGTACCGCTGGGTCCAGTAATGCCGGACCAACGGTCTGGTGTAGTCTCTACGCCGGTGGGCTCAGAGGGTACGAGAGCTTGGGTCCGCCGAATACACCTGAAGTCGTTTTTATCCCCACCGTTAACAATCTCAAAGTAATACCCGTCGAACTTATCGAAGATTCCCCACTTCTTGATTGTAGGCGCACCTTTCATCGTATTCTTGGCCTGTACCGGAGCGAGGGGCAGGTTAGAGGATAAATACGTAGACCGGGTTCTATTCATCCTCACACCCATCGTCGATGAAGATACACGGCCCGGCTGATACCTGAAGAATCGCTTCGAGGTGAGCACGGTCGTACGGCCTTCGGCCGCCACGAGTTCCGCTCCGGCTTCTCGTGCGAGGTGATTTACTCCAGTGCCGGTATCCGGTTCGTTCTCAAGGGGGAACTGGGACCATTCGGAAGGGTTAACATCGTAGGTGTTGACGTCGGCGAAAATGCCTAGAGCTACTTCGGCCCTAGGAATACCCAGCAACGACAGAGCAACCTCCGACTGGATCTTATTTTGTTCTTCGACCGGGATAGGCGGTTGGTCTTCAGCGAAGACAACAGGCAAAGAGTTGACGGCCTTCTGCTGGCCAAGGGGTACAGGAGCGGTTTTGCCGATGATTGTTTGTTTGTTAGCCATGATCAGGAGTGAACGAGGAGGTTGCCGTCAGCGATGAAGTAGTTGGGGCGAAGGATTGACAAAGTGCCGCCCAGAAACTCTACCGTATCGGTGATAGTGAGACCGGCAATAGTGCCGATAAGTATGGAGTTAGTATCGGTGTTTAGATTGAGAATGGGGTAGGAAGAGTTCTGGTCCCACCCGGAAAGGTTGGTATTACTAAATCCGGTGATATAGATCCGGTCGTTTTGGGAGACATCGGACTCTGAATAGATCTGGAATCCCAGCATATCGCTAGAATTTCGAAGTTGGACAGAGAGATATTGGTTACCTCCCACCGTTATTGGGCTGATGGAGAGGGGCCGGAAGCTTCCAATCAGCACCGATCCACTGACCTCGTACATGTAGCCAAGAGGATTGGTTAGGTTGCCAGTAGCGAGAATAGTCTTAGCATTCACGGTCTGGTTAGTCGTACCGCCAGGCAAGGTAAGAGAGAAAATACCCGCCTCGAGCTGATTTGAGGTTTCTAGGACTCTAAGCGACCCTATGGACGTGCCAGTCTTAACACCATCCGCATCGAGATTGTAGATGTCAGCTTGTACGCTATTCTTCGCGATACCTACCGACTCACCCCCATACGTGACAGTCATGTAGATGGGGTCGAGGGCGAAGCCTTTTCGAACTTCGATGGTCGCTCTGCTGTATTCATTGTTGTACGTATCGACTGAACGAATCAACGAGTCGTTGTCGCTGTAGGCTAGGTTGCCTTGTGCGTTCCACTGCGATGAGGTCTCTAGGACGAAACCCTGGTCGCCGCAGGCTCGGATAATATTCCCATTGATCGTGCTGTACTCTGTGCTTATCGCTTTTGGACCAGTGGTAGCGAATTCCATTTGGTTGCCTTGTACGACAACGTTTTCCCCCGTATCGATCAGTAAAGGTGAAGCTGGTTGTTCGTAGGAGCGACCGGTGCGGAGGATCTTGTTTCCAGTCAGACTAACCCCTTTGCTAGTATAAAGAGCGATTCCTCCGCCACCACTATCGAACACTGTGCAGTCGGAAATCACCACATTGTCGGCATTCTTGATCTGAAGGGTGGTTTCGGAGGTTGATGGGGATACGGTTGAAAATGATTCGGAACGGTTTCCATTGAATGCTATGGACCGGATCCGAATACCAGAGACCCTTGGATCTTGGGCTTGGCCAGTGAAGTTGAATAGGCCGGGGTAGGAAGGGTTGGAGACCGTAGATGGTAGACGCCTCAGGATCGTGCCGTCTCCCACGCCTCGGATCGACAGATTCGAGTAATTCGTTTGAAACGAATTAGCGAAGAACGTATCCCGAATATTATAGATCCCGGCAGGAAAAAATATCTCTTTGATTTGGCCGGACGCTGCGGTGGCGATGGAGAGTTGGATGTATTTTGTGTCGTCGATGACGAACCTAACCGTATCGCCTGCTACTAAGCCACTGTTGGCGGATAATCCGCTACATTGGATGTAACTGGTTTGAGAACCAAAAGGCTTAGGAAGAATGGTAAACGTTTCCTTCGCTGTAATCTTTTTGATCAGATCAACTTGAGATCCTCCGACTGAGAATACGTCGGACAGGAAAGATGGCAGCTCAGGAGCTGACTCCCAGAAGGGGATTTCTGTGTTCCCAAGGTCTAGAAATTCCGTGATGCCTGTTCCAGGGTAGCCAGCCTTGTTGTTACCTATTACTCCGAGAAAGTTGATGCTGGTGCCCCAGACTCGATAGAGGATTGGCAAGACGTTGCCAGATGTACGGGAAAAATTGAGTTTTATATTCTGCTCTGTATTCCAGAGGTCGGGGTTAAGGATTTTCGTACCAACCTGATATATCTCCGTATGGTTTACCATGACCCCTGTCGTGGCATTGTATCCAAATACGTAGTAGGTGAGCTGAGCGAGGTTGGGGTTAGTGGCGAGTGAAGTAGAAAAGTCTACATTGCCCGCTTCTTCGTGTCCACTTACGGTGATTGAGGCGGTATCAGCGGCGCCAGATGAACGATAGCCGAAGACCTGTAGCTCTGCACCTTGCTTAAGAAGGTCGGCATACTGAAAAATCGAACCGCCCTCTCCATCATCGATGTTGGAAATTGTTACAACGCCTTCGGCATCGATGTCGGTAACGGTGCCAGTAAATTCCAGGTCTCCCCTGCCACTCGCGCCGATGTTCCGGACATTGATGTAGGCATTTTTGTCCTCTGGAACTTGGACTATAATGTCCGAAGCCAGACTTGGAATGTACCGCATCGTTTAATATCCTCTACCTTAGCTTTCAACAAAAAAGCGGTTGAGGAGCGGATGGGAGCCTAAACCCGCTTCGCGTATTTCGGCTTTAGCTTTCTTGTATTCTTCGGGATCAGAGGCTAATTGTTTTAACCGACTCTCGATTTCATGAGGATCGGGGTATTTACCATCCAACCTGTAGATATTTTCTAACATATCAGACGTCGTAGGTTGTAAGGGGTCGGTGCAGGGTGTAGGAGAGGATGGTGTCTAGCGCATTAGCGCTGGTGCTGTCGTGCCAGACATAAAGGATATCACCCTCCTTCAGAGTAAGTTTGTTTCCATCAATTACATCGTAGGAGACGTTGGGGGGGAGGTTGAGGCCGTTTAGGAGGTAGGCGGAGGTCACTCCGTTAACCACTTTCGCTGAGACAGCAAGGTTGACGCTCGTCTTGTTACACAAGAGCAACGAGGTGACTAAAGCAAAATTCTTCTTCCAGTCATCAGTTTCGCCGCTGGTTGGTACGGTGATAAGACGACCGGCTTCATCACCCTCGGTGTTAGTGGGAGATGCGAAGCGGTTTGTGGAGACGTTGGAGGGGAGGAACATGGTTATCTCAAGACCAAATCAGGGAGTTAATGAACATTGCGGCGTGCATGCCGACCGCGTCAGCGCGGCGTACAACCGAGTATGCGCTGGCGGGGGCAGCTTCGACTTCGATAAGGTTGCGGGAGAGGACGAGGGGGATTTCGTTGCCCGATCCGTCCTGGAGCCTGCCTTGATCTCTGAGAGCGGTGTTACCGGTGTAGGGGTAAGGCAGGAAGGCGTCGGGGACGCCATCAGTGTCCGGACTGCCTGTGACAGTTGTGAGGACGACGTTGGAAAACGTGCGACTTATGTCGTAATCTCTAATGTTCTCGGCCATTGAAGCGGATTCTGCTGCTACCTAGCTTTCAACGCTGCGTGTATGGTATAATTAGAGGTGTGGTAAACCCACCTACCCTATGATCTCTCTACCCACCATGACCAAGAAAGATTTGGCTACCCTCATTGATGCCTACGCAGACGCGAAGGCTTCGAAAAACCAGCATCTAGTGAACAGCATGGTCGCTCAGCTCGAGCAGGCCCTGGACTCTCTGTTCCCCCCGGATTCTGGCGAATCGGGTTCTCCGGAAGGGGAATACTGACGATCTGTACATCCGGGCTCCGGCATAGCCGGGCCCGGCCCCCACAAGAAACACCACACCCCTCTATGCGACCCTCGATCTACATACTCCGCAAAAACACTGATCCGATTCCGGCCCGCCAAGACCTGTCCCCAGGTGATGTGATTATCTTGCCTAGCGGTGATGTGCTGGTGTATACCGGATCGATGCTGGATTTGCTTCCAGGCAGATACGCTAGCATCGAGGAGCTGAAAGAGTTTATCTCCTACATCTCGTCAGGCTGGCCAGATGACCCTGAAGTAGCTAGGGCTGATTTGTTTGGAAAGATACCAGAGATTTTCTTAAACCGTATGATGAAAACTATCGAAAACTTGCCCTAGCAATGTTCTCGTAACTGCTGGTCTAAATAATTCCGTAATGCTTTGTCTGACTCTGACTTTACAGGTTTTAAATCCAATTCAAATATCCTATCTCGTAGCTGTTGCTTTCTGGCCTGGCAAAATTGAAGTTTTACTTCCTCGCTTTTGGCATAGCGATTATCTACAGCCAAAGTAGTACCTATTATCGAGGCTATTACGGCTATCGCTGTGGATAATATTGGCAGGTGTTTCATCAGGAGGTGATAATATAGAAGGTGGCAGGGTCAGGGCTGGCGATAGCATCGTATTCTGCTTGTGTCAGAGAGACCATATTGGTAACCGGATCAGCTCCTGTGATCCCGGTAACATCGCTCTTAACTGCAGGTGAGCTGTTTGCGCCGATGACAAGATTCGGAACACTAACTGTTGCAGTTGAGGAGAAGGTAACATTGCCTAGGTCATCGACACTGCTACCACTAACTCCTGATTGAGATCCCGACCTATTGTATGTCAACTCCCCACTCGATCCGGCAACTAGGCCAACTGTTCCTGTGGCGTCGGGCAGAGTTATTACTCTGCTGAGAGTAGGTGTTTCAATCTGTAATGTAGTAGTAAATACAGCGTCATCGTTTAAGACGATATTACCATCAATACTAGTATCATTCTCGACAGACAAGGTGCCGGGGATTGTGATGTTACTCTTGTTCTCCCACCGCTGCGCTGTGGCATTGTAAACCAGTAACTCATTGTCTGCTGTCGTCCCATTCGATTCAACATCGTGGAGGTCGGAAAGACGGCGTCCGGTGTCCCACCGAACCATTATGATGCCGTTGTTTTTAACAGACACCACTGCGGCGACAGGGAGTTTGAGGTTGGGCGCTTGTGGTTCGAATTTGGTGAAGCCACCAGGGGTGGCCGGATCGCACCAGAGAATATCGCCTTCAGCCCACTGTCCATTCACACCACCCTCATCGATGTCGGTATCAAGGCCTTTTACCTCGCCGAACGATCTCACGTAGCCATCCGCTCCCGCTGCAATGGTCTGTGCGGCTACGCCGAAGAAAACATACCCCGGATACGTGCCGTCCGCGACCATTGGCGCGATGTACAGCCTGCCGCTATTTCCATCGGTCTGGCCCGTGAACATGACCGCCGTGCCAACCGGTATAGGGCTAGCCGTGCCGTTCCGGCAAAGGGTGATGATATCTTGGCCAAGGGGGCTTAATACTCCATTAAGCAAACCGACATCTAAGGTGCCTTTATCGATGTTCCAGCCCACTTCCTGAGAAGATGTAGGAACAGCCGCTCCAATGGAGATTTTTGTATCGAAAGTGGCGATGCCAGTAACGTCGAGGGTGCCAGGCACATCCACGTTGCTGGTCCATTCAACACCAGTTCCGGCTGCATCGGTCTGGAGTAGTTGACGAGCAGATCCGTCTGCCAGCTTACTAACTGCTATCTCAGCATTAGCGGATACGTCGGAGTCTACGATAACCCCATCACTTATCGCTGTTGTTCCAGTGTTGGAGATAGTTATATCTCCGGAGACCTTGTTAAATACGTAGTCGCTTATCCTTGTTGCTAATGCTTTTCGATTTGTACCGTTGCCTCCATCATCGACAACAAAAAGATCGACATCAGTCAGTGCTGCACCAATCTCGGTACCGCCATCGATATTAAGAGCACTGATTGAGACTTTGTCGGCTGTAGAGATAGTACTCAGTTTTGTGTCGCTAATAGAGCCTGCCAGATCGTCGTTGGTAACAGTACCGCTAGGGATATTCTCACTACTGATCTTAACCGAGCTCGCTAACGAAGTTGATGTTAAAACATCAACCCCATTGATCTTGTAGCTTTTACCCAAAGCGAGGTTGAAACTTTCGCTAGAATTCCAAGATCCCGTAGCAACAGCCCAGCTAATTGTCTTATCGCTAGTGCCTTTTAGGGTAATGCCACCTCCTTCTGCAGAAGCATCGGAGGGGGAGTCAGTATCACCGATGACTAGATTCTTATCTTCGACAACAAGATTTACTGTGTTTATATTAGTAGTGGTACCGTTAACAATAAGGTCACCACTTATGGTCACTGAACTGTCGAATACTGCTGCTCCGGTTACGTCAAGGGTTCCAGGGATGTCTATATTGCTTGTCCACTCAACAGCAATCCCTAGAGAGTCAGTCTGCAGAAGTTGACGAGGCTCTCCATCGGCTAGCTTGCTGACGGATATTTCAGCAGCAGAAGAGATATCTGAATTTACAATTGTGCCACTGGCTATCATCGCGCTAGTGACCGAACCGCTGTCTCCTGTGGTTACGACTGTTCCTGAGACATCAGGTAAGGTAAGGGTCCTAGATCCAGTAAGGGTCGTTGTTACGATTTCTACTGTATGGCTAGAGGCTCCTCCCAATCTTCCCTTTACTCTAATTCCGTCTCCGGTAGAGGTTGTTCTAAAAGTTTGACCAGTACTATTGATAAAACTATTAGAACCTATGAAGTTATTATTAGCTTCCTCGTAGACTACAGACCCGCCCGTTTTAAAATCAACAGATGCTGAGTCAGTACCAGTGAAGGTTAGAGTATTGGAGAGAGTGAGGGTTTTATTATCTGCGATGGTTAATGTCGCATTGTTTGCAGGCTGAGTTAAGGTAAGCTTGTTTATTGTGGTCGCAGTGGCTTCGCCCAGAGCCGGACTGACGAAAGTGGGTGAATTAGAAAAGACCAGACTTCCTGTCCCTGTCTCATCACTAATGACCTGTGCTAGCTCGCTGGAGGTTGTTGGTCCAAATTGGGCTAGACTGGCTGTCGTTGCCAGAGTGCCTGAGGCGTCAGGAAGGATGAATGTTCGGTTATCTGTTAGAGTGTCGGGTTCGAGGGTGGCAGAGAAGGAGGGTTGACTGAATATAAGTTGGGATTCAGCTAATGTTAAGTCTGCAGTTAGGGTTAAATTACCAGACTCATCTATAGAACTCGAAGCTAGGCCGGCCTGAGTATTATTCAGGTTGTAGGTTAATTGACCAGATGAACCGGCTACTAGTGCTACAGTACCGTTGGCATCAGGGAGATCAATTACTCTGGGTGCTGTAGGAGGTACGCATTGGAGTGTAATATCGTAAGAGTTATCATCCTCTAGACGAATATCTCCGTAGTGGTTAATGTCACCAAATTGGTCGATTTGTGTTCTCTTAATACCTCCGGTAGAGATTGCCAGAGAGTTAGGACCATCTTTAAAGAGGCCGGTATTACCCTCAGAAGTAAAAGAGTAAGCAGGACTGCTTTCCGATCCATCTACTGTTCTAACTTTTCTATTTAAGTCCCAGGAATTTGAAGAATAAGAGTAACTAATTTCCGCTCCTACTAAATCAACAGTTATACCTGCACCATCTACTTGAGATGGACTTAGAGAACCTTTCCCTAGAAGTATGTTCTTATCTTCTATCTCTACGGTTGTTGAGTTTACTGTAGTCGTAGTACCGTTTACTTGTAGATCACCAAGAATTGTTACCTTGCCGGTTACATCGCCATGAGTTGCAGGGTCTATAATAAATTCGCTAGGACCGTATAATATGCCAGTGAGAGTTAAATCGTTCAGGCTGATATCTGTGTCTACTATTGAGTCCCTAGTACTGACCCACTCACTATCAGATTCTTGCCAAAACTTTAATAGAGGTATATTGCCAGATCGATCAATCCAGAATTCTCCGTCAGATAGACTAGTATAATTCGAAGGAGACGGGGCAGAAGAAGATACGAAGGCAGGTCCGGCTTTACGTATTTTCCCAGAACTATCCCTGAGATAAAGACCTATGCTATTAGTTTCATAGTTTAGAGCAATTTCTCCCTCGTAGATATCAGAGGGTAGGGGCCTTTTAGAGAAAACGCCGCTTCTTAGGTGCCTGTAAGTGTCTCTTGATAGGGTCATGGTTAATAGGCTCCGGCGTCTAGGGAGTAAAATGTAGGAGTTTCAGGTCTTAAAATGGATTCGTAAAAGTCTAGTACATATGTCTGTAGGTACTTATATGATATAGCATCGAAGATAGAAGCGGGATCGGAGAGGTTAGTGATTCTTTTGCTGTTCACATCTATAGCGATATCTCCGTCGGAGACTAATCTGCCTACTGAGAGTTTACCTTCCAAAGTAGTGACACCTGAATCGTCTATATAGCCAATAAGATCACCCTCACTATTTAGCCATCTGGTTACAATAGGGTTAACACTTGATCCCCTAATCGTCAAGGAAACAGAATCGTTGGAACCAGGATTTATAGTGTTTTCTTCACTAGTTAATGGGACTTTTTTTAATAGAGTCGTAGGATCGAGATTGAGGGATGAAATTAAATTATCTACTTCGGTTTTAGAGTAAGTCTCTGATATGGTAGCATAGATTTCAGATGTGTTACTTTCTATTTCCGACTGTAGGGAGTCTAAACCAGACTGTAAATCTGTAGGCCCTATCTTGGAGACTAAGAGAGAAGATATCGCAGTATCTAGTAGGCTAAATTTTTCGTCCAGGTATGAGCGATTATATACACTGCTGGTATTGGCCTTGGCATTTAAAAGGCTATTGATCTCAGCTTTAGAGTAACTGTCTCCCGCTACACCTCCTAGGTTAGGTGTACAAGATTTCCCGTAAGTATTTGTCGCCATCAGCGTTTAGGCCCTACTCCTATAGTGCTTTCAACTGGCACACAAATTAGGTTTTCTCTTCCCAGATCTACTAAAGTGCGGTTAGGACCACAGGTTATTTTCTTTTCACATTTGTTTTCTTGCCCATTCTCTACGCAGTATTGGCGTTGCCAGTACTCTGAGATAGGCGGACCTGCAGGAACACCTTCAGGATTAGCAGGTACGTCCTTTAAAGCCACGTAGACACAAGTATAATCTCCACAAGAACTATCAAAAAGTACGATGTCGTCTTTTTTATACAAGACGTTCTTTAAAATTACCGCCTCACTCCACTTATCAGAGTTTGGATTTACTAAATTGCTGCTCCAACCAGATAAAAACTCTCCCCACTTAGTTGAGAGTAGTCTAGTATCGTAGTAGGGATATTTACTTTTTAACTCTGAGATTGTAGGTAATCCTAGGGGTTTAGAGGAAACTACTTGGCATACTTTAGACCATAAGGAGGGTACGAAGGGACCAGAGGGAGTGGGGATGTCAGAGATGGCTGAGTAAACTACTAGTTTATATCCGTCATCTTCTGCACGAAGAATCTTATCACCTGTTCGATAAGAATAGGTGTCTACATAAGTAGAAGTATCCCACTGCTCATCACTTAATGCGTCCTCGTGGTCCCAGGACCAAGGGATATTACCCCACTTCGTATAGATTCCTTTGCCGGGGTCGTAGAGAGGGTAGAGAGAGAGTAACTCGGTCGCGTCACGTCCACACGTATTCAGGTCTCCTGCACTGCAGGAGGTATCGGATATCGCTACGACGCCCACCGCACTCAAAGCTTCGCTTTGAGCGGGGGTTAACGCACACCCGTCAAACGACCTCGCCGCCATCAGTTGAAGGTGAAGCTGTCGCCGACGAAAGTGAGCTCGATGGTGCTGGGGTTACCACTGGTACGATCAACAACGCCGAAGTTGAGGCTGGTCATTTGGGCGTCGGGCACGATAATGGTACGGGTGCCGAGGGGCTGAGGGTCTTCGCCACAGGTGACAGGTGTTACCGTTAGACTCAAAAAGTCGCAGTTAGAGTTTTTCCAAAAATCGACCACATCGTAGTGAATGGCGGGGTCGAAGGGTACGGCGAGGGTAAATTCAGCGAGGGTCTTGGGGCCCTTTAGCTGATAGATGCGTTGAGTTTGCCCGTCGGGATATTGTGCGGTAGCAGCGGTGTCCCGGATACCACTGAACGAGGTGAAATAGTGGGCCCAGGGAGAAGCGGTCACCAAATATTGGCTTTGTGTGGACGGCCTGATTTTGATCATGGGTATATGGAGTTGTGGATAGTCTCCGTCTACCTAGCTTTCAACACTCGACTTCGTAGAGTGGACATACTACATATAGTAAGGCGCAAAGTATGACCAGTAGCCGGTTGTCTCCGGATCTAGGACAACGCATTCGTTGTGAACGAAGCGGCGGTTGAGGCGATAAGTGAGGGCGTAGGTGTTAATCAACTGCCCGACTTGTTCGGCTGGTAACTCGTCTCCCCGTAACACAATATTCTCGTATTCCACCAAATCTCTGCGGAGCCTATCGTGCTCGGGCGGAGTGGTCCGAGGAATCGAGCGTATCTCATCTAGGAGGCGTTTCGCGGTGTAGATGATATCTCCGGGGCTGGTGTACTCATCGATAACCACACGCGAGGTTTCCGCTTCATTACCACTAATGCCAACCGCGATGCGGTCCCAACCAACCTCGTCCAGGCCTCCTTGCGCAAAGCGCTCAGCGATCTTTTTGGCGACTTTGTCGCGGGTGGTCTGATCCTTGAGGTCTCCGTCCTCATCGAATTCGGTGAAGTCGAGGTTTTCAGAGGATATGGGTGTCTGGTTAGATAGCATCTGGCCGATGGCGCGTTCGCCCAGCACTGGGGTATCACTTTCACCCGACTCGACCGATTGTTGTTCTCCCATCCCTGGCATGCCCGGCATCTCCGACATATCCATTTTCTCAAGAGAGGGGATGAGTAGCTTATCCCGTAGCCAGTCGAGATCGGTGACTTGATAGCCAACAGCCTGGAGCTGGGTTAGAATCTGGACGGTCTTGACCGGATCTTCCCCGCGTTGTTCGATGTCGCTGAAGTCGCGATAGATGCGAGGGATGGCAGCGTTGGGGTAATTGAGCTCAACGATCCAGCGGACCAATGTTGAGTTAATCAATTGGTCTAATTCGTTGGAAAAAGCCTTTGCCTTTCTAATTCTTACTGAATCTGCTACTTGATCTCGGGCAAAACTTCCTACACCAGACCCTTCCTGACCTACTACGGATTCACCGTTGATCAAATAACTAATTTGCTTATCGATGTATGTGATTAGAGTTTCGTAGAGCTCTGGGCGGCCCTCAGATTTTAAAAATTCTACGGACATTTCGTCAGGAAGGACTATCGAAGTCTCTTGACCTAAACGTTGTAATGCCGTAAATAGAGATTTTACCTCTTCTTCAGGTGTGCCTAGGCTAAACTTACCCACAGCCGTAGGCGTGGTGTGCTTATCCGCATACTGGAGCCAGAAGGACATCAAGGTGCGGCGGAATTCTACTAAGCTGTAGATGACGCGTCCGAGTCCGGTTCCATAAACATCTGCCAGGTTTTTATAAGCATGGTGTCGATGAATAATCATCGATCTCATTGGTACCGGTAACCCCTCGACCGGTGAGTTTACAGTAACAAGGCGTGGCGAAACTGATCCATCTTCATTCAATACGAACAAAAATCTTCTGGGGTCTCGAATAAGAAGCTGTGAAGGTACTACATAAGATCCTTGTCTTGCCCAACAAATCTCAGCTATGCTAATCCCTAGGATTAGGGATTCACACATACCTTTGACAAAAGAGTCAAATCCGCTACTGTGGGCGACAAGCATATCTCTGCCCCGGCTTTGTCTACCACCACTTCCTAGACGGTAAATTGTTTGACGAACAAATTCTGCAATTTCCTCATCTTTATCACTATCTGATGCTGGAGCAACAACCCACTCTCTTTGGATAATCTCATCAGCAAACTTATCGAACGCGGATAGAACTTGGCCATCGTTAAAGAGCCTGGTGTATTGCTCCACCGCCCGAGGACCGCCGCCGCCCTCGGTTGTAAGAATGTCGTCGCGCCTCGTTAGAAGGGTATTACCGGCTACGGTGGGTACGCCGCTAAATTGATAAGGATCTCCTACATACCCGGCTAGCTGACCCTGGCTTAACCCAAGTCCGTAAAGACGGTCATTGTAGCCAGTGCGGACTATGCGCTTCTTCTCTGCAGGTAGATCAGCCATGTGGCTATAGGTCACTCTTCTCCCTAGCTTTCAACTGAAATTTAACCTGGCGGTAAAATTTCACCCTCCTTACTCTTGTACACAACATCGAGGTCGAGAATGGTTGCGTACAGGTCCTCTCTACTGATCTCACCCCTCTCATACATCTCAATGGTTGCCTCAGCGCCGTCTATATACACGCCGAAGTCCGTATTGGTGAGCACATTCACTCCACGCTCTTTTTCCATGCCCTCTGAGCCGATCGCATCCTTGTCTCCATTTTGTTTAGTTCTTCTTGCCATTGTCTCATGAAGTGTGGTAGATGTTGTTGCCATCTTGAATTCCAACCCTCGGACATGTGTTCGAGGTCAGGAGGTGGAGTTTTTGTAAACTCCCTGCGAAGCAGGTGGATGGCGGACCTGACAAACTCCTGATTATTCTGATCATAACACTTATCGAAGGTATCTGGGGATATGTAGGGGTAGGATTTAGCGAATTCGACGAAGAGAGGTGAGCTGGAGAAACTGGCCGATTTAATAACCTCGTATCGTTCAGCCAATTCTTCGAGTTGTTCGGAGACGATTCGGGGGTCCCAGTTCACAAGTGAACTGGAGATTAGCTCGACGGAACGATGTGTAGTGCGGACACCATGCTTCTCCGCCGCCTTATCAAACTCTGTCCGTAAGGACAGGGCCGACTTCGTGTCTTTGGCCTGGGGCCAACGCCCCATCCGCTCACCGCACCAGGAGATGGTGATTAGGAGGGTTAGGAGAGGAATGGGGAGACTGTCCGGATTCTCCAGAGCTTCCGCTCGCTTCGAGGCAGCTTGGGATACTTTGGCCTTAGCGATCGATCCTATCTCGGCGAGGCCACCCGACGTCTCCGCATTGAAGTCGGCATCGGTGTCAGCCGATACCGGGCTTCTCTCCTTCACTGTCGCGCTCAGCGCGAGCATCTCCCTTTCGTGCCTGTGCTGTTCCCGTATCCGCCACTTCTCGTGCTCGAGAACCTCTCGAACCAGCTCGACGGGTAGGTTTAGCCGACCCAGAGCTAGCAGGTTGTCCAGAAGGTCCTGGTCCATCCGAGCACCTTAGCACATCCTGCTTGCAGGTGGCAACGATGTCCCGGTGAGACCAGGAGTGGGTGAGGCGAGTCACCGACTGAGCTGGCATCCGGCCATGATCAACTCCCCGGAAGAGCAAAGCATTTAGCTCCCTTTCGGCCGATGCGCCCGGCTCATCGTAGAGGGTTATGCGGGTGCTTTCGGAGTCCGTGGACTCCAGGGCGAGGTGAAGGGCTGCGAGGGTTAGGTGGTCGAGGCCGCAGAACACGAGGTGGTGATAGCCTGCTAGGGAAGGTAGAGAGCCGGGGGTCAAGATAATACTATCGGCTTGGGTGTTCTCGAGTTCGGCGAGTAGGCCGGACAAATGATCGATCATTTTGCCGAGGTCACGCTCTGACCGGCTTCGTTCGGTGTATAGTAGGGCGATTTTTAGCATGAGGTATGCGAGTCTATATTTATCTATCAACTAAATTTAGGTTGAAAGCCAAGTAGAAGGTAAAGAAAAATCTCGTGAGCGCGGCTACGGAACTGGTTCGGGAACACATCAAGGTTATTGTAACCCGTGGCCTGGATGAATATGGGAATTTTCCCGTACAAGCGGACGAGGTTCGGTTTTACCGCGTAGCGGTCGACCTCTTACTCGCGGTAACCGACCGCATTGAGAGAGGTGATGTCGTGTCCCTCGATCCGTTGAAGCCGATGTTGGTGGCCGGAGTCTTCACCTTAAACTTCGATGCCACGCGGTCGCTAGCGGTCTTCGAGGCCGTAGCGAAGTCGTTGTATAGGGATTTGGAGGAGAACGGTGTAGTCGACCCCGACACGATACGGGAATACCAGAAGTATGAAAGGCTATTGGCCGAGATCATTAGCGATGCTAGGCAACTGCTTACGCAGAGTACGAGGGAGTATTTAGGCGGTATTGAGCAGTACGGGGTGGCCGAGAGAGTTGTAGATTTGCCCCTGACCACATCGAGGTTATTGATAAAAAACAGACAACCTATCTCTTCCACCGTCCCTCGGTCGCGTTTACGTGATCGGTATACGGACGTCTTTGATAGGGCGATTCAGTCCAGGGCCAAAGCAATCGTCGGTGCGGCAAAGGAGATCAACGAGGTGATTTCGGATTCTCAGATCCCTGAGCCTTTGGGCTCGGTCGACACCGACCTTCTCGTAGCGACGTTTGCGGGAGAGGGCAAGAAGGTATATGCCGATGCAGAGAGATTATATAACTTCTCCGTTGAATTTGGGGGGTACGAAGGTTCAGTAGTCGGTGCGGTGGACTATCAGGCCCGGTACTATGAATATCTGATGGCGATGTCGTACGGCAAGGTGTTGCCGCAGGGTGTGCTAGAGGGTAATTTCGGAGATTTCGAAAGCATCTATGGCTACAGGACTACATCGGAGAGGGTTCAGGGCCTTAAGTTCCTCGAGACGTTGTATACAACCCGTTCGGCCAACCAGACAGTCGGACCTGGCAGCCCCGTAGCAGAGAGGTACGGTGTATCCGGCATCCGAGATCGGTATGTGCCACCCGTAGGATCCCCTGATTTCGTATCCCTCGCTCTCGAGGCGGTGTATGTGTTATGCCTGAAGGCCGGAGATACCATCGCTTCGGTTCGTAAGCAGGGCTTCTCGCTCCAGGCTAGTGTGTTGGGCAGGGTGTTTCCCGCATCCAACGATGCGGCTGGGCGTACCGGCGGAATGACGGGCGCGGTGGGAGGCTTGCTAAAGGCCCACAGAGCATTGTTCGCACTGACGGGCTACGAACCCGATCTCGGTGAGTTCGGTGGGCGGTTCAGGGAGTTGGCTAACCTCCTCACTGATTTGACACAGACGCTTCGGACAGCGGGTTTCAGACCCGGAGGCTACGTACCCTCCCTCGACCTCACCTACTACGAAGCTGATAGAGGTGTGATAGAGGAGAGATTGGCAAATCTCGGGTTTAGCCGAGCGGAAATCCAAAACATCCTCTCAGCCACCAACTTCACTGAACTTCTGGATAAATTCGCTCCATTGACCGACTCGCAAGATATTATCTCATTCTTCCGTGCATTCGACCTAACCAAATTGCTGTATGAGTTTGGTGGCCAAGATGCCATAGAGAGGTATATCGATTTCTTATATGGTAACGAGCCAGTGATTCGCTTGCTCGAGTTGCTAGATGTTAACCGCTCCCTGACAAGCAAGGTAGCAGCGAGTAAGTACTCGAAGCTCATCGGCTATCTGGTGCCGCTAACCTACGCTGTCGACCCTGATCAACTCATCTCCCTCGACGCCATCTTGCGTCGAAACAACCTCGACTTGTTCGAGTCTATCTCACTCCTGGTTCAGCAAGGGGTACCGACTGTAATCAAAGATAAAAACTCCATTTCTATGTTGTCGGGCATGGTGGCGCAGATGGTTGGAGGAACAGACTATGCCCCTCACCAACCGATCTGGAATAAGCTCATCTCTGAGTCAGCAGGAAACATCGGCCCGGATGTTGGCGGTATTTATGACCGAGCAGAAGGGATCACACCGACCGAATTGTATGCCTATCTCAACGGGCCTAGCGCGACATCACCCCTCGGTCAGCTCCTGGATGGGGTAAGAGGGGGGAGGATGACCTCGCTACTACGATATTGTAATATCTTTGGGCTACTATACACCTTGTCTCCGTATCGGAATTCGGGACAGTTGGTGAATAAATCGGCCGAAGAGTTCGAAGAGATCCTGAACCTAACTGATACTCTCGAGACGTTGTCTGAGAGGCTATATGTAGCCTATTTAATCTTACAAGACAAAAGCTCATCGATGCAGAGCGAAGTCTCGGTCTACACTGATCCGGCTATCCAAGCCCAGAACAAAGAATTCGATGCGTTGGTGGAGCTGGTAAGCTCCGGAACCATCGATGCGGATGCCTACAAGATTTCGGAACCCCCGGGCATCGGAAACTCTCGGATACCCAACGGAATCCGCATCTCTAATTCCCTCCTGCCCGAAGAAGCTGCTCTCGTGTCTACGCGAGGCACTGGGCTAGGTATATTTACTCAGCAGGCGAGTGAGAGCGAGGAGGGAGGGTACCTTCGCATCGCGGTGTCGAATTTGTTGGCGGCGGGCATTGAGGGTATAGGAGACACACCGGTGCGAGAGGAGACGGGCGGAGGATCCGGTCCCACCTCTGTCCCCGACTACACCGTATCTTATAGTTTGCCGGTCCCCTCGACCACATCTGCTACGCCATCGGCTTTCGACCCATTGAGATCTTGCCAGAAGTTCGGCACCACAAGCTGCACTGAGCTGGGATACGATACCAACTCTCTGTGTTCGAAAGGATACAACAAATCTTTGTTTCCGGAGACCGGGTACGGACAAGACCCTACCTTCTCACTGGGCATCGTGCCCATCGATCGAGCGCTAGGAAGTGGTTTAAGTCAAAGTACATCATATACTACCGTACCCACAAATCACCCCCAGCAACCTTTCACTGTGTCCGGTCTCACCGACCTCTCTCGAACCAGAATCCTAAAGGATTCGGAGATGTTGTGTGCGGGCTTTAAGGACCCCTTCGAATATGGTGCGTGTATGAACCTACTCAAATGTAAGAGGTTTAAGCCTCCGACCTCTGGCCGCTATTGGCTCCAGTATTGTCCGAGCACACTGCAGGGTGGGAGGTTGAGACCATGAAGGCGTACTGTAAGTATGTAGAGAACTCGCCGATACTGGAGTTTGGACCAGGAGTTGAATACTTCAATTATGTATCGGGAGAGAAACCGATTCTCCATGCAATGATTCGAAAGCAGTTTACCGATTCGATGGAGGTGGAAGTTGAGGCTAATGGCCAAGACATCGAGAACTTCAAACTCACCAATCAATCCCTCTTGACATGGGATGATCATTGGGTTGAAAGAGATGCGATGGTGGACCCGAGGATTGCCAGCCTCAACCTTCAACGAAATAGGCTGGTCTATGTGAATATCAATCTCCCTCGGCCCAGCTTGCAGACTCTCAACCTCGAGGGCAACTCGGGCCTCCAGCACCTTTACATCCACGAGGCCCCTAACCTCCAACGCCTCGATGTTAGTGGATGTATAGGGCTACAGTACATTTCGCTGGGGCTAAACTACAGTCTCCGCGAGGTTATTGCGAAGGACTGCGGGATGTCCACCGAGACGCTCGAACAACTACTGAGGGACTTCCGGCCGGTGTATACGGCTAGCGCGAATGTGAGGGGTATTGGAACATTTCGGAAAAAGTATGAGACGGTGCTGGATTTGCGAGGTAATAATATCGACTGGGGGAATAGGAAAATTGCCAGTAAACTACGTTTACTCCTCTCAAACAATTGGGTGGTGAGATGGGACGCTGATCCTCCACCACAGATAGTTCCCCCTTCGTTGTATCGGTTTTTCGTTGAAAGCAAGGTAGAAGTTTGAGTCGACCGGCAAAGTGGCAGATCTTAGGGCTAGATTTATTGAGGATTATGCTGGCGGCTTATTGAATGTCGCGAGGCAGGAGTTGTCGAGCACCGGTGAGGTGCTAGCCCAAGACGGGTTCGTTGAGGGGTTGTCGCTGTTCGTTGAAGACGGTAGGGGGGTCAAGAGTGGCTTGAGGTTAGGTTCGGCGTTAGCGGAATGCATCGATCCGACTACGGAAACCGGGATTCTCAACGTCCGGAGTGCGGACCGGACCTACGCGAAGATTCGGGATCTCAAGGCGTTCGCCACCGCTTGCGCGTCAGCGCAGGGTGCGTTAAGCGAATCGGTAGCCGAATCGTTCACAAACCTCGAGGGAGCGTTTGAAAGCCTGGAAGCCGATGTTCAGAGTTACCGGACGCAGCTCAATGAGTTGATTGATACAACGGATCTGGGGGTGAGTGGACTCTCTGATCGACTCGATGGTATCGATACGAGGCTTACTCAGATAGATGGTGATACCTCGAGTCTCTCAGCTCGCATAGCGACTCTCGAGAATACTCTGGCCGCTGTGCAGGTGGTTACTAGTGAGGTGGAGGTAACCCAGACTACGCCCGCGTTAGCCGATGACGCTGTGGGCACGCTGGATATCGCTGGCACTCGCTACTACGCGATCTCGAATGTCACTACGACCGTTCCGGCCTGGGTTACCATCTATACATCCGAGGCAGCTAGGTCGGCCGACACTAGGTCGGAGGGCGATCCGGCTCCGTTGAATAGCGGCATCGTTCTCGATGTGGTCACGACAGGAACGACGTTGTCGCAAGATTTGCTTCCTTTTGCCGTAGGCAAAAGCATCGATGGGGCGTTTTATGTCCGGGCAGTAAATCGCTCTGGTAGTACCGTATCGGTCAAAGTAAATATCTCTTACATCCCCTTGTAGGCCTCTAACTCAACCAGAACATCTAGGACGGTTTCGTGAGAGAGTCGGACAACGATGGCAGGGCCGACCTTGCGGAGTACGTAGAATAAAATACCCTCGCGTCGCTCAATGTCGTCGGTGAATACAGTTCGGAAAGTCTTATCGTGGATGTCTTCGCCACCCAACATCTCATAGACGGTGTCGGGATCGAACACCCACATACAATTACTCCGATCCGCCGTAGCAATGTAGAGGGCGAAGGGGGTGTGATGCTCGAGGATATAAGCGAGACACTGGACCACACCCTCGATGTCGCGTGATTCCGAGAGGGATTGGGCGAGGATTTCCTTTTCGTGCTCGGTGTTAAACATCAGATCTTCACTGATCTCGACTTCCCTGACAAGCCGAGGTGTTGGGCGATCTCTCTGCTCATGCGAGATGCTAGCTTCGCATCAGTAGCCGAATAGAGACTAGGCTTAGGCTCACCGGAATCTCCGGCAACTGGAACATCCGCTGACGCGGGGCTGGAATCCACTGGTCCGGGGATATTCTTGTCCAACTGCTCTCGGATAATCTCGCTCTCTGAGGTTGGTGTTGGCTCGTTGCTGGTTTCTAAGTCCGGAGTTTCTCCGGGCCCATTGGTGCCACGAAGCGATTTGTTCTTTGGTGAAATTGGCATGAGACATTGTGTGCAACCTGTACTATGCTTTCAACGGATTAGGGTTGCCGACTAGGAGGGTTAGCTGGTTATGTTGACGAGGGCGGAGTCGGGTAGGCGTTGGGGCCAGTAGGTTAGGCGACGTAAATGACCATTGAGGGGACTGTTTATATGAGCATTGCCAATAAAAAGCCGATCTACATTTGGAGGCGTACCGGAGGGGTCAGTTGCCGTGTAGTTACCGTTGGCGACAACAAAAAAATTGTTTAACTTTAAGCCTAAAGCACCTTTCCCCGAATCAGGGGAAATCCAGCTATCTAGACCTGTATTAAAATTGAATTGAGTTGATCCTCCTGAAGTCCCAAAACCAGCAAGTGCTGTTGATGCTGCAACTATTCGATACCTTTCTGTGCTCGTACCATCGGAAAAACCTATAAGAGCACCACGAGTGGATGCCGCATCAGCAAACACCGTCCCCTCATCCTGCCGATACCAACTAGAGAAGTTGCTACCACTAATACTGGCCACGTCAGCAGCGCGGGTGACGGTGGAGCTGGTGGTGGGGATGTAGCTGGTGGGGAAGGAACCGGCTTCTAACTGGGCGCCCCAAATCAAAATGGTGCCAGTGCCGTCGCCTTGGTAAGAGGTGCTTCCGTCCATTATGCGAATGGAAAAGTTACCAGTATCCGTTGCAGTCGCTGTCGCTGTTGCGATAACTCGCACCCAGCCGTTTGGATACAAAACTGAAGAAGCTGTTACACCTGTTGACGCTGAGATTAAAGCTCCGGTTGTTAAATTAAAACGAGCATTTAACACAGCACCAAAAACCGCAGAAGTGAATATAAAACCGCCTTCTGTAAGGGTTCCCGCTTTCATCCAACATGAGAAGGTATAAGTTGTCCCAGACGTCCATCCTGTATAAGATTCAACAATTGCGTGAGGGGTAGGGCCTCCATCGACAGTATCCTTCAATTCCCACGCGGTATTGGTTCCGTCAGGGGCCGTACCGGATGCTGCGGTTATACTACTACTTGACTCTGTCCACGTTGTATCAAACCCATTGCTTTGCAGCAACAAATTCGTCCTACTTTCCTCCACCAACAACCCCAAGCTCTCCGTGGAAAGTGAGGTTTCTGGTCCAGAGACAGTGGGGACGTAAGACCCTACACTCTCAGAAGCCTCCAACTGCGCCCCCCACAAATACACACCGCTGGTGTTGTCTCCAAGGTACGTAGTTACTGTCCCATCTGATAATCCAGCAATGAACAGTACTGTGTTGTCATTGGAAGTGATAGTTCCACCTACCCTATACCATCCATCAGGATAGGGTATGATAAACGGATCAACAAAACCTCCAGTACTCGTAATAGCTTGTGTCTGGAGATCAAAAAACAACGATCTTCTGGTGCCACCGGAGTCATCGCTGCTCAAGTAGAATCTGCGAGTACCTGAAGAGTTTTTAACGAAAATACTTAATGTGTGTGTGCGGGTATCGAGGGATAAGGTATCGAATAAACGATGTGCGGAATTGTCCTGTGTTTCTGTAAATAATGACGCAGTAGCTCCGTTTAGTGGGGCGACGATGCTCGTAGCTACTGCAGGAGTTATGCCATCGACATTCCAGTAGGAAGGGCTAAATTCCTCGGAATTTGGTAGTAAGTTGGAGGAGATTATGGGTTTATGGTCGAAGCGAGGCGCACTGTTGATCGTGCTGGTGGTTTTGACGTATTCACCCACAGTATCGGATTGTTCTAGTTGGGCTCCCCAGAGGTAGATACCGGAAGTGCCGTCGCCGGTGTAAATCGTACTTGCATTAATCAAAACAATTCTACACTTTAAGTCGTTGACTGAAGCGGTACTTGGAATGCCAGTAACGGATAATCTGAACCATCCATTCCCTATTGAAGTAATGGATGAGCCTATCGCAGACCCTGTGCCCCCGTCAGTCGCTTGCGTAAAAAGAGTATCTAAGTTAAATTGCCCATTAATGTTGTCAGCGTAACCATTTGCGTATAAAGTTAGCCAAACGACTCTTGGATTATTAATTCTTTTTACATAAGCGGAATATGTCCAGGTGTTATTGCTTGCTTGCCCCGTATTGCGCTCTATGTAATGCCCCCCTGTTGTTGCTGTTTCTCTCATTTCATCGGCAAACGTGCCGGAAAATGGACCGCTAGATGTATCCGACGGCATTGGCGACTGCACTCCCGCCTTAATCGAGAATGCATTTTGCATATTCTCGCTATCCGTAAAATAATTCGTCACCGCCGTCTTGATCAGCCCATCGCTGCCCACATACGTCCCACTACTGGCGCGGGTGAAGTCAACAAGGTTCGACCCAGTAGTGGCGTCA